GCGGCGCGGGCGGCGCGGGCGGCGCGGGCGGCGCGGGCGGCTGGATCACGCAGGCCTCGAGCCCCTCAACGAACAGGCGCACCTGGGCGAACGGCTGCGTCCCCAGGTAGCGATGGATCGCCGGCAGCAATCCCTTGGGCGTGACGACGGTATCGGTGCTAGGGTTCACCAAGTCGCTCCTCGTGCAGGGACGTAGTAACTGGTGCCCGACGAATCCTTGATCTCGAGGTAGCCAGTGGCGGTGAAATTGGCCGCGTTCGAGGCTGCCTGACGGGTGTTGCCGAACCGAACCACACCGGAGCCGGCCGGCTTGAGCATCAAGTCGGCGTTGCCGCCAACGGCCTCGACCTTCACCGGGTCCGTACCCGCGGCGCTGGTGATCTTGAGGTAGCGGGTCGCGTCCGCCACAGGCTCGAAAACGATGCCCAGGTCGCCGCCACGACTGATGGCGAACAGGCTGTCGCCAAAGGCCATCCGCCACATATCGCCGGTAGTTGAGTTACAAACGATGCGCGCCGACTCGGTGTCGCCCGAGCGATACCAAACGAAGCTGTTGCCCGTGTAGAGCTGCATCGCCCGATGCTCGGTATTCCCATCAGCGACGAGCGCGCCGTTCTTGAACGTGATGCCCGCCTTGAACTTCGCGCCGTTGCCGACGACGCGGAAGAGGTGATCGACGTTGTCGCCGGCGTTCACCCCGCGCCCGCCGCCGGCGCCCAGGCCCAAGAGGTAGGTCAGGCTGGTCGCAGCGATGTAGGGCTTCTCGCCGTCGGAAACCGAGCTCGCGCCGCGCTGGTTGATGATCTCGAACTCGCCCACACCGGCGTTCGAGGCGTGGGTCGCCGAAGCGACGCTCTCAAAGTAGACGCAATGGCTGGTGTTGGCCCCGACGCCAGTGTTCCGGCCGACGGTGCCGATCAGGAGCCCGACCGTGTAACCGGAGCCCGTCACCGGGCCGCGCGACACGATGGCGGTGTTGATGCTGCCCCCGTCTCGCTCAAGCAAATTCCCCGCATTGGCTACCCACCAATGGTCGTCATCGTCGTCGTGAACCCAGAACTCGGAATCTCCGTTGTTACCTTCGGTGGCGCCAAGGTACGTGACGGCGTTCTTGCCGGCGAAGAGCCCGGAGGTGACGCGGAGCCTCCGACCCGGGATGGCGCTATCCGTCCAGAGGCCGCGGCGCCGGTCGGCGAGCGGGTTGACCCACGCGCCGTTCTCACCGTCAACAGGAACGACGTAGACCAGCCCCTCCGGGTCAAGGGCGTACTCCGCCGGGGTGATGGCGGCGTCCCAGAGGAACGTCGCGTCGCGGATCGAGTCCGTGAGCCGGACCCCGCGGTTTGCCGTCGCGGCGGTGCCAATGAGCGCCGTGGTCGATGCGGTCTGCGGCACCAGGTTTGACGCGGCAATCGAGGCGTCCACGGCATCGCCGGCCGCCTCGTCGATAGTATCGCCGATCGCGTCGTCGACCGACTCCTGGATGTAGGGTTCGAAGTTGATGAGCAGCAGCCAGTAGCCGGCGGAGAGATCGGAGGAGAAGTCGCCCGCGGTGTGGCCGGTCATGCAGACGTAGTAGCCGTTCTCAGCGAACACCGTAGCGGCGTAGGCGTAAACCGTGCCCGTGATCCACCCCGTCGGCGGCTCGATCCCGAGGACCAGTCCCGCGGCCAGCTGCTCGTTCCCGATCGTGCCGTTGGCCACCTCGCCGTCGGAACGCTGGATCAGCTTGAGCGCGTTGTTGACGGCGGTGATCGCGTCTCGCAGGTTCCGAAGATCGGCGTCGAGCTGCGCCCCAGGAAACGAATTATCGCCCTGCGCCTGCTGAAACGCCGTGTAGCTCGTGGCGATCGTCGGCGCGACAGGGTAGGTCATGTCGGATCCTGCGGATGAGACTGCCAGACGATACTGGACTGCGGCCTACAAGGCAATGACGGCGACGAGAAGCGCCAACGCGATCCCGAGAGCGAGCCATAGGCGCCAGGGGCGCCGCGGTGGGGCGCTGTCAGGGTCCCGCTGCAATTCCTCGGGGAGACCAAGCTCCTCCCCGATCATCGTCAGGCCGCGGGCGCCGGGCAGAGAGCTCCGACGAGAGCGGCAGCGGCGGCGGCCGCCTCGTCGGCGGTGGCCTGGTGCTCGGGGGTGAAATCGACACCGACAGCCAAGGCCTGCGCGGCGGCGAGGCCGGCGCGAGCGGTCGCACACTCGTCGGCGGTGGGCGCGCCGCCACCGGCGCAGGCGCCGAGCGGGAGAAGGAGCAGCGGAAGCATAAAGGCACGTTTCATGGCGTATTCTCCACCGGAGCTAGGGGGACGTTAGGTTTGTCGAGCACGTTGTATGCGGCAGCCTGCGCGCCGTACTTGGTGCCCAGATAGACCGCGGCCGAGACGACTATCAGGCACACGAGGTCGGTCATCTTTGGCCCTAGCGCGGTCATCGCCAGAACCTCGCGAAGGGCGTCATCACCGTAGAGCGTCATGGCGCCGGCGATGATGCCGCCGATGCCCCCGCCGGCATTGGCCGCGGCCGAGACCTTGTTGGTCGGCTGAGGACCGACCTGTACCGCTACAGCGGCGGGAGCGGAGACCTCGGAAGGCGCGGTGCGGGGTTCAAGCACGGCGGGTCTCCAGTCGGTCCAGGGCTGCGTTGACGGAGGCGGCCCATGTTTCCAGCGCGGCGAGACGATCGGCCTGGGCGGCGAAATCCGCCTCGATTTCGGTCATACGATCTTTTGGAACAGGCGCACCCCACCCGGTGTCGACCGCGGCGAGAGCCTTGGCGTAGTAGCCGGCGATCAGACTGGCCTTGTCGGTGCCGTTGACGATGCGCCGGGCGTTGATCGGGTCGTCGGTGTCCGCATCGAAGTAGTCGCCAAGCGCCTTGCCGGTGAAAAGCCCCTTCTCCATCCCGAGCGCCATGATCTCGGCGGCCGGCTCGGGCTGCAACGCAAGATCGGGATTGCCGACCAAGTCGATCCCGAGAAGGGCGCCGAGCTTGGCGTAATTCTCCTTCCACGTCAGCTGCACGAAGCCGCGGCCATAGTAGGTCTTGCCGGTGGTGGCGTCGGGCTGACCGTAGGGGCGGCCCTTGCCCCTGCCGTACTCGGCGAGCGGCTGCATCGTGGACGCCGTCTCGTGCCAGGCCGTCGCGAGCACGTAGGCCCACCACCGCCTGTCGGTCCAACCGCGCCCCTCCATCTCGGCGAAGAGCGCGTTCAGCCCGTCGACCTCTTTCTGCGAGATCGGGCCGAAGCCGTCCCTCCACTTCGTGAAGAAGGCGCTGGCGTCTGCGATCATGCCGGCACGCCGGCGGTCGCGCCATACCGGCCGGAGAAGGGCTGACCCGGGCCAACACGATCCCGGGCGATCTCCACCCAATTATCGGGCCATACGGTAGCGGAATTGCTTTCGCGATTGTTGGTCCCGATGCCGTGGTAAGCCCCGCGGTTCGGAATAGAGACGTTGTTCGTGCAGCGAATACGCGTTCCACCAGCGGCAACCGAAGCGTCGAAGTCTTTGTAGAATGGGAACTGAGGACCGCCACTGTTCTCTGATCCCGGCTTCCCGCCGGTCCACACTTTATTTCCCTCAATGATCAGGTCCAGATTGCTGCCGTTGATGCCGCTACCGCCATCATGCTGCACGTCGCTGAGAAGCACGCCGCTGTCACTGCAGATGCGCCATTCGTTCCACCTGACCACGACGCGCTCGGCGCGGCCGGTGCTCGAGCCGTTGCGAATGAGAGCGCCGTGCATCTGGCCCGGGCGTGCCGCGCCATTCTCGAAGTCGATGAACACGTTCTTCTCGAAGACCAGGTCGCTAACGGCACCGGATGGCTGCTGCCAGAAGTCAGGATGCGGTCTCCCCGGCCCACCCGAGGCGTTCGCGATCTCCTCCGTCGGCACCCTCGAATACCTGCATTCGTTGTGATGAAACCAGACGTTGTTACTAGTAGGTTTCATCCCGTCTTCGCAGACATCCTCGAATGTATTGTGATGGCAGTTTATCGACCCGTTGCCGCTAAAGTTGAACTGGATGGAGTAACCGTTAAACAGGCAGTTCTTCACCTCCATGACGACGCTTGAGTTAACGTCAAGACCGATATATCCGGCACTTTCCTTTTTCCCGAGAAATCCCGACTTCCACGCCGGATGCGTTGTGCCGTAGATACGCCAGGCAATGCCGCCCTCGTTGCCCGCCAGGAAGGGGCTATCAGTAGGTGTTCCGCTGTCCGGCATGCCGCCCTGCGCGGCGTTCGTGAAGCTCTGCGTTCCGCCCAAAACACTCTCGCAGCTAGTCCACCGCTCCCCGATGAAATCAATACCGTCAAACGTGACCTTCTTGGTGAAATTGCTGCCGAACGAGTAGGTGATGTGCGCGAAGTTGCGCCGTTTTCCCCGGTCAGCATTTGCCCCGAACGCAACTGCGCGCATAGTCGGTGGATTATTCCGGTCCTGCGGAACGATCTCGATCTCAAAGTCGGTGATATTGGTCGGCCACAGGAAATCGTCGTAGATTCCCGCCGCGAGCCTATAGCTGGTCTTCTTGGTCCGCGCAGCCCGAAACTGCGTCAGATAGTTGCTCGGGGTGACGTTGACGACGGCCCAATCGCCGGAGGCACCGCTCTCGATCAGCTCGGCCGCGCTGAACGCCGTCGTCGATCCGGCGCTGTTCGTCGCCACCACCCGTACGCGAACGTTGTGCCCCGCGTCGGCGGCGACCAGCGTATAGGCGCTCGAGGTCTCCCCGGAGATATTCACGCCGTCGCGCTGCCACTGGCGGGCGTAGGTGATGGGGGTCGAGCCCGTCCACGTGCCTAGGGTGCCATTGAGCGTCGATCCGACAACCGCGGAGCCAGTGATGTCAGGCAGCACCGTGTTGACCGGGACATCCGTGGCGGCGACGTTGACTACCGCGCTGCGCGCCGTCGCCGATCCGGCGATGTTGGTGGCGGTGACGCTCAGGCGGACGTTGAGGCCGGCATCGGCCGCCTGCAGGACATAGGTCGTCCCGGTCGCGCCGACGATGTCGACGCCAGACCGCTGCCAGTTGCGTGCGTAGGTGATAGGATCCGTGCCGGTCCAGCCGCCGGCATCCTCCATCGTGAGCGTCTGCCCGACCGCCCCCGTGCCCGAGATCGCGGGAAGCGAGACGTTGGCCGGGGCCACGGCCGCGGCCACGGCGGTTGCGATGCTAAACCCGGAGGCGACGCCTTGGCTGTTCGTTCCCGTGACCCGTAGGCGGATGTTCTGGCCGCCGTCGGCCGCCTGTAGGACGTAGGTCGTCGCGGTCGCGCCGGCGATGTCGACGCCGTTCCGCTGCCAGTTGCGCGTGAGAGTCGGCGTGGGGTTGCCCGTCCAGGTGCCGGCACTGACTTGCGAGAGAGTATTGCCGATCGTGCCTGTCCCCGAGATCGTCGGAGCGACTGTGTTGACCGGGGCAGTAAGGGCGGTGACAGAGGTTGCGATGCTGAACCCGTTCGATGAGCCCTGCGAGTTCGTTCCCGTGACCCGCAGGCGAATCTGCTGCCCACTATCCGCCGCTTGCAGCACGTAGGTTGTGCCCGTAGCCCCAGCGATGTCGACGCCTCCGCGCTGCCAGTTGCGGGCGAGCGTCGGAGTTGGCGTCCCGGTCCATGTGCCGTCGCTGACGCGCGTGAGCGTCAGCCCGACGGTGCCGGTGCCGGAAATCGTCGGAGCGACCGTGTTAACGGGGGCCTGGGCCGCCGGGTCGATCGTCAGGGATGTGCTGCTCGCGGTGGCGCTGCCCGCCGTATTGGTCGCTGTTACCAGAACACTTATCTGATGCGTCGCGTCCCCGGCCTGGAGCACGTAGGTCGTGCCGGTGGCGCCACCGATGTCCACTCCATCCCGTTGCCAGTTGCGCGCGAGCGTCGGCGTCGGCGTACCGGTCCATGTGCCATCACTGGTTGCGGTGAGCGTCTGCCCTACGGTCGGCGTGCCCGAGATGGTCGGTACTGCCGTATTCGACGGCGCGACCGAGATCGGAGCCACCGTGACCGGACTGCTGGCCGCAGCGGAACTTCCTGCCGTGTTGGTCCCCGTGACCAGCACCCTTACCTCGGTTCCGACATCCGCAGTCACCAGCACGTAGGTCGTGCCGGTGGCGCCGCCGATGTCGACGCCATCGCGCTGCCACTTCCGCGTGAGCGTCGGAGAGGGGGTCCCCGTCCAGGTGCCGTCGGCCGCCGTAAGGGTCTGGCCCTCGGTCGGGGTGCCGCTGATCGTCGGGAGGACGGTGTTGACCGGGGCCACCGTGACCGCGGGGATGGCGACCGGGTTGCTGCTGGCGCTCGAGCTCCCCGAGGCGTTTGTGCCCGTCACCAGCACGCTGACGTTGTGCCCGGCGTCCGCCGTCACCAGGAGGTAGGTCGAAGCCGTGGCGCTGGCGATGTCGACGCCGTCTCGCTGCCATTTGCGCGTGAGCGTCGGGGCCGGCGTGCCCGTCCAGGTGCCGTCGCTGGCCGCGGTGAGAGTCTGCCCGACCGCCGGGGTTCCGGTGATCGTCGGAATCGCGGTGTTGACCGGCGAAACCAGCGCGGCCGCCACGGAAACCGAGTTCGCGGCAGCCTGCGCACTGCCTTGGCTGTTCGTCGCCGTCACCTGGAGGCTGACCTGCGTGCCGGCGTCGGCCGCCTGCAGGACGTAGGAGGTGCTGGTGGCCCCGCCGATGCTCGCGCCGTCGCGCCGCCACTGGTAGGCGTAGGTGGGCACCGGCAGACCAAACCAAAGGCCGTCGTGGAGCTTGGTGAGGGTCTGCCCGACTGTCGGCACGCCGGCGAAGGTGGGCAGCTGGTAGTTGATGGGGGCGACGACGTTGCTCGACCAGTCGTTGATGAGCACGAGCCCGGTGTGAGCCTGCTGCGAGGCGCTGCCAAGATCGACTTCGGAGTAGGCAGCGAGATCGCCGGTTGGCACGGTCACATAGGGCGCGCTATCCCCCGTGACGGCGGCCTGGAGCTGCATCTGCGAGTTGTTCGTGTCCACCAGGGTCTGCATCCCAGGATAAACTCGCACGGGCTTGTTGCTGCCGCGAATGCAGCGGAAAGCCATCATCAGCCCGGCCAGGTCGACGTCGAACGCGGGCCAGTCTGGGGTTGAGTCCCCACTGGCAACCCAGCCCGAGAAGGAAAGGGGGTCGCCCGGGTAGAAGTCCTTGACGTAGGCCGCGACTGCTCGCGTGGCGCCCAGCACCGTCCATGTGGCGTCGGCGTCGCTCTCCTGCACGATATGGTAGGATAGCCGGGCGGCCGAGTTGCTCGATGCCGAGGTGCCGTTGGGCGGCGAAACCCAGGTCTCGTCATCGACAAGCGGCGGGGGCGTCGTCGAGTTGTGGACGAAGGCCGCGAGCACGATCATGTGCCCCGCCTCGGCCCCGGCCGCGGCGTTGTCGAACGGGGTCAACGTCGCGCCCGAGCGCCCCTGCGTCGCGATGATCGTGGGAGTCGTGATCGGGATGGCGTCGCTGTACGCCGTAGCGCTGCCAGAGGCATTCGTAGCCGTGGCTCGCAGGCGGATATCGGTGTGATCGTCAGCGACTTGTAGGACGTAGGTGCTACTCGTCGCGCCGCCGATGTCGACCCCGTCCCGCTGCCAGTTGGTGGCGATGGTGGGCGCGGGCTCGCCCAGCCAGACGCCCGAGCTCACCACGGAGAGCGTCTCCCCGACGGCGGCCAGGCCGGCGATCGTCGGCGCTTGGGCGACGACAGGCGGAATGGCATCGAGGTCGACGGGAAGGATGACAACGGAGCTGGTGGAGACGAACAGGATGCGCCCAAGGGCGTCCGTCGCCTTCTCCTCAATCACGAGCGTCTGCCCCACATGATCGGGGACGACCCAGCTCGTGCCTACGTCGCTGCCCTGCTCCACGCCCTCCGTATCGTACCGACGCAACGTGTAGACCAGAGTCGCGTCGTCCGAGTAGGTGCCGGCGGGGTCAACGGAAATCGTATCTCCGACCTGGACATAGACGACCCCCTCTTCGGACTCCGTCGACCCGTCCAGCACCGGCAGCGTCAGGCGGGTGAACTCCTCGCGATCAGCGAAGAACCGCGTCGGAACGGGTGTCGTCTGAAAGACCAGGCTGCCTTCGTCGTCGTAGTAAGCTGAGACGCCCAATAGCTCAGTCCGGAATGATGGCGGTGATTGGTGCCGCGAGGTTGTTCCACGCACGAAGTATCCATGTCGTCGCCGAGGTGCAGTTCGCGACCCAGAAAGTCGTGGCTGGTATCGCTGCTTCCTGCGTCCCGTCGCCGTCGACGTTGTTGATCTTGACGTTCGACGAAGCGACCGTGCGTATCTCGTGCGCTACTGCCGAATACCCCCGGATTTCGCGCCCGGGCGTCGGCGTCGGCAGCACGATCCAGTCGTTCGCATCGGTGGCGAAGGCGGCGACGATAACCTTGCAGTCGGTGTCCGGAACCACGCTGTCAGTCGCGCCCGTGGCCCGGGCCGTTAGGGTGTTGATCGGGATGATGAGGGCCTGCGCCTCAGCGTCCGTCTTGCCCTCGGCGCCGCCGACGCCCTGGTGCCACCATGTCCCCGGCGTCTCGACGACGGCGTTGGCCGTTGCCGTGCCGACTACCCCGCCGGCGGTGACGCCCAGAACCTCGGCGAGGGTGCGCTCCGTCCTGTCGATGGTCGCGATGTCGTCCTCGACTGCGAAATCGCCATAGTCCCCATCGTCGATGCCGTCGGAACCACCCCCGCCGCCACCGCTCGACGCCGCTTCGGTGAGCCGCGAGCCGACGGCCGCGATCAGCGATCCCGCAACCCAGGCCACCCCCGAGAGGTTCTGGACCGTGACGAGCGAGGCTCCGTAGGTGAAGAGCACCTCCTCGTCAAACTCCTCATAGACCTCGTTGCTGTTGATCGCGACGCTGCCCCGCTCCAGGGCAAAATCGCCAGTAAAATCAGCCTGTACCAGGCCGACAGGATAGGGAAACGTGAGGGTTCCGTTGTTCGCGACGGCCGTGGTGAGCGTCTGGAGCCCAAGCGGAACGTAGGCCATGCTTCCTCCGATTTCGGGGGGAGACTACCCGACAAGCTCCTAATGCGCAACAGGCAACGAAAAAGCCCCCGCAGCGGGGGAGCTACGGGGGCCTAGTTTTGGTTTCGGGAGGAAACCGTTGCGAGATGCAGTGTCGGGCACTGTCTGCCCAGAAACTCGAATCGTCAAGCGGCATCGCGCGGCCGGTGCGGGGGTTACGGGGCGAGATTTTTTTTAACGCGATGGTTGTATCGGTCTGGGACAACTTGTCCGGAAGTTGTGGAGGGGCGGCATTTTTGTACGCGTCTAGGTTGAGGATAAGCTAGGACACATTGTCCGGAGGTTGCGGGGAGGCGCATTTTTGTGGGCGCATCTAGGCTGAGGCGAAGCTAGGACACATTGTCCGGAGGTCGCGGGGAGGCGCATTTTTGTGGGCGCATCGGGCACCGGCTTCTGGTCGCGCGGCGGGCCGTCACCCGGGGGGCCGGTCGACGTCGACGATGGCGCCGGAATGGCGATTGCCGGCGCCCAGGTGCTTGTTCGGTGCATGTACTAAGCACCGAACTAAGCCCCTAACCCATTGATATCGCTAGCAGGTATCGGAGCGTCGGAGCTGGCGTCCCCCCTCTATATCCACCCTTGTTCAGCCGAAGACGTCCTCATCGTCGACGAGCTCGCCCTCAATCGTGCCTTCCTGGGCCATGCGCTCCCGCAGCGTCGCCATGAGTTCTAGGCCTCGCTTAACATGCTCATCTAGCTGGCCAGCGTCCAGCTGAGCAGGATCCACGTCAGGATTAGCTGCAGCTTGGTCTGCGCGCTCCTCCCGCAGCTCCCTCCACAGGGTTTTGACCGCTTCCAGACGCGTTCCATTGGCCACACCGTCGCGCATGCACTCCTCGATAACGACAAACGCACGCTCATCAAGGAGCGTGAGCTTCGCCCGACGCTCGGCACGGATTACAGCCTGAATCGCCGGATCGCTCGCCTTCATCGTCGAGGCTGATGACTTGTACCCAGCTCGATACATCGCATAGTCACGATCACCCGTAACGGCTAAAACCTTAGCAAAATCATACTCTTGCGTGGTCAGCCGTCCATTCTTTAGCGGCACGTTTTGCGCTCCTCCACTTTGTCCGGACACGCCAGACGCTTATCACCAATCAGTTACTTACGCAAACTGCAACATCTTGCAGCAACATATTTCACGCGATAATCCCCCTTGACGGTGACATACACCTGACATACATTTCGGGCATATCCTCGTTGAACCGCAAAGGAGAATCACGAGATGACTGTAAGGCAAATGGACAACGGCACGTGGCTTGCCTGCGCCCGCGGCCTGTTCAAGTTCGGCGCCACACGCAAGCAGGCGGTAGATCGTCTCGAAGCTGCGCTCCGCACGCGGAGGATGATGCAGTGAAAGGAGAATCACCGATGTCATACGCAACCACTCAAATCACAATCACCGGCTTTCTAGTCGGGGACATCTGGATGCCATGCACCGAAGCGTGGCGCGAGGTCCGCTGGGACGCGACCGCCTATGAAGCGCGTTGCGTCGACTCACGCTACCCTGACGAGCCTGTGCGGCTCACGTTGCGGGAGCACGTCGACGCACTCGTGACGCACGAAGGTGGCGACTTCCGCGGCTGCGATCTAGCCGATGGCTGGCTAACGATCGAACGGCGCAACGGCGCCTCGCGCCATGTTCGCGACTTTCCCTTGGCCATGTTCCCGAGCATCGCAGACATGCGGCGCGACGATTGGGAAGGTCCGGTTCACTTCGAAGATGAGGAGGACGCACTATGAGGTATTTCTGTATAATGACAGGCTTGCGCGGCTGCTACATGCCCGACGATAGCTATTCAGTCGCGGTCAGCACTAGACGCGCGCTGAAGGCTATTCTTCGCGACGAGTCGGATCGCATGACGGATAACGACATGACGCGCGAGGAATGCCGCGCCGCTAGCCAGCTCTATCGCCATTCTGACCGCGACATTGCCAGCGTAGCGGCTGCACTCTGGCGCCGGCGCCCAACAGACCGCGATTCCTACCTGTCAACCGTCTTACCCTATGGAACCAATGACGCGTTCGGGATCCAAGTCAATCCGATAACGCGCGACGAATACCTCGAAGCGCAGGAGCAAAACCTATGACAACGATCTATGAACAGCACGACAAGACGTTTTCGAACGTCTCGGCTTTCGTGGTTGCACTCAAAGGCAAACGCGTTGCGACCATCGCGTTTAAATTTCCCCGCGATGGCGTAGGTCGACTTTATGCCTATGTCCATTGGCTAGGTGAGCCAATGGTACGAGGTTTCGCCTATGGCTATGGCTATGACAAGCGGTCTGCAGCGTGCTCGAACGCAGCGCACAAGCTCACTCCGCCCGACACGCCAGACGCAAACCCCGAACCCTGGGCGAGCTTCCGCGACGCATTGACGCCGGACGACGGGGAAACCTGGGATTCGCGTCTGCGCAAAGCGGGCTTTGAAATCTGGCAAGCGGTCTAAGAGGGAACAGGCTATGGCTTACCAAAAATCCGAATATGGCACTAAAAAAGCCGAATACCGCAGAACCGCAGAGATGCTAGTCGACATTTCTGCGGATAAAGGCGCGTACTATGCGTTAGCTCTAGTCGTGGACATTGGCTATACTAGAGACGAGATGAAGGACATACTTCTACTTCTCCACGACACCCGAGGCTCACGGAAAATATAAAGGAGGACAAACCGTGGAAATCAACATTACTAAGTTTTTCGACGAAGCTGAGCCCTTCGAATACTCTGCAAGCATGTTCGAACGTGGCGCCAACGCTGGCCCGGAAACCTGGGCGAGCGCGCTCGAAGCGGCGACAACGCGCGAGTGGCCCCTTCTAAACCACGAAAGCGAATACGAGGCCTTGCGCGATTGGTTCGCTGAATTTGGCGCCTGGGAGGAGGAGGAAATTGCTGCATGGTCCAACGCCGAGATCGAAGCACTCCTGATACAGCTCATCTCGGGGGATATCCGCGAAATGGAATCTCTGTGTGGCGACGATTGGGAGGAATACGAACGCCTGTCGGAAGCGGGAACCTGCGGCGGGCGGATGTACCGTGGCGACAACGGTCAAATCTATTTCTACGTTGGGAGCTAGGACCATGCGGAAACATGATGAAGGCTGCTTCGTGCGCGTCACCGTCTCCCGACGCGAAGTCGAGACGTTCGCGAGTCGGTGGCCATGTTTTGGCCCGCGCCGCGCGATGTCGTTCACATTCGATAAGCGCAATGGCGACCTAGTCGACGTGACGGGCGAAGTCGAGTCGCATGACGGTCATGGCATCGTCGCCCTCTCGAATGACGCGCAAGCTTATGCGGGGATCGTTCGCTGATGCTAAAGCTCCTCGCCATAGCCGTTGTGCTGACCGTGTGTGCCGTTCTTCCCGCCGCAGCAGCCGGGATAGCCGCGGGAGGCCTCTTGCGCCTCTGCGGTGCCCTGTGGCGCGTCTGCGGCCATTCTCAGAAAGGATCCCCGAAGTGACCGCGTTTCAATATTCCCCTTGGCGCCATGGCGGATGGTACGTCGACAACGTGCGGTATGCTTCCGGCGCCGTCGGGTGCGTCGCCAAAATCGCAGAGCACAAATGGTGCATCGCTTGTGACCCGCGACCAGACCCGCCGACGTTCCCCGATCGCGATGCAGCTGCGCAAGCCGAGCTTGATTTAATCCGCAGCCTAGGCCTGTAAGCCTTGCGCCCCGGACGATCTGTCCGGGGCGTAATTGCGTCCAGGTGCTACTGCTACGCAGATAGGAGGCTATGCCGCCGCCGCAGAGCGGGCGGCTAGACCCTACGTAGTAGGGAGGGGTTTCGGCGTTTCGGCGCTTTGTGCTTTATCAATGGCTTATACGTATGTCTAGGCGGTTTCGGAGGGACTATCTGCCTAGCGAAACGCCGGGACCCTCTAGAACCCCTTGAAAACGTTCAAAAAGCACCTAAATGCCCAATGACCGCCGAAACGCCGGGATACCCCGTAACCCATTGATGTTGATCCCCAGACTGTCCGGCCCAAAAATGATTGGGGTAATTTTCCTAATATACCCCCGCCGAAAGCGCCGAAGCCTCTAGAAGCCCTTGATATCGTTAGATTCAGATCATATTCCAAAAAAGAATGGGGCAATTTTTGAATTACCCCACCCCCTAATTCCGGATTAATTGAAGACGTCTTTAACCCGCCACCCAGACGTCTTTCGATCGAAGTGCGCATGCTCCAGCAGGCCTCGGCGATGGAGATCCTCGATGAGCGTTTCGCACGCAGCCGCCGATATTTCCAGGATGCGGGAGGCCAGCAGCGGCCCGTAGCGGGGCGTGCGCCCGCCCTTTGCCGTCGCCGTGTGCGGCTCGCGGGACCAGGGCTTCCCCGCCTCCCACGCCTCTCCTATGGCCGCTAGAACCTTGGCCTCCGCACCGGCGTCCAGGGCGTCGTCTTCTTCCGCGCTGACCCTGAACGGTACTAGGCTGCCCAGGCTCTCGAGCATGCGGTAGCGGTCGCACCAACCGTCTTGCGCGTCCTTCTGCTTCTCGCACCAGAGCTGCGCGACGCTGCTCCCTGGCTCGCGATCAAGCCTGAACACGAAGTCGCCGGCGCCACGCAGCACGCTGCTCCCGCGCATGTCGCCGTTCTTACCTGCATGGTGGACGCCCAGGACGATGCCCCCAAAGGCGTCGTTGAGCGCGTCGCAGGCCTGGACGAAGATCGTCATCTCCTTCTGCAGGTTTTCGTCTGCGCCCGGGAGGACCCGGCTCACCGTGTCGACGACGATGAGGTCCATAGGCCCAAGTTCCGCCTCGCGGACCGTGCGCACGATCGCGCCTATGTCGTCTGGCTGCATGAAGTTGATGGTTTGGCGAATAAGGCTGAATCTCGGAGCGAAATTTCGCCCGGATATTTGCTCCGCGTGCATCCCTTGCCACGCCTTGATGCGCGCCTTGAAGCCTGAGCTGCCCTCTCTAGCGAGATAGAGCACGTGGGCTTCGGGGCGGAGGTTGAGCGCGTCCTGGTGCCAGCTGGGAAGCCCATAGGCAGCGTGGAGGGCGAGGTCGAGGCACATGAAGCTCTTGCCGCAGCCTGGCCGGCCATAGAGGAACCCGAGGCCTATCTCAGGGATGTGGCGATCGACGAGGAACTTGGGGTCGGGGAGGGCGAGGATGTCTGTGACGGACAGGAGCTCGAAGCGTTTCTTGCCGTCAGCGTGCAAGGGCTCGTTGGGCTGCGCGCTCATGCGCTGGGGTCCTGCGATGGCGTCGGGGATGTCTACAGGCCCGAGCACCGGCTCGAGGTAGAGGCGCGCCCGGCCTGTCCAGTTGCCCAGCTTCTCCGCGGCGAGGTAGAGGGTCTGGGCGCCTACACGGAAGGGCGGGTGCATGCGCTCCCATTCCTCGATCGTGTCCTCTACGTTGTTGTCCCCGCCATCCCAGCGGCCGCACCATTGCAGGTAGAGGTCGAGGGCTTCGTCGACGAGGTCAGGCCCCATCGCCGACTTGATCGCGTAGCCCGTCGAGATGTAGGCATCGCGCGTAGGATAGTCGTCCTGGCGGTTGGGAAGGTGGGCCACGGCGTCGCGGACGAGCGCGGGGTCGCCCCGGAGCTTCCACTGCTCGGACCAGCTGCCTTCCTCGCCCGAGGCATGATGCGCGACGCCCTTGGTCCGCGTGGCCACGGCTTCGAGGTAGGTCTCGAGCTGCTCGGGCGTGATCTCAGGGAGCGCGTCGCGATGCACGAGGCCTCGCCACTCGTAGGGGCGGCCCGTGCCTGGGTGGATGCCCTTCGCGACGAACTGGCGGCCTTCGTAGAGGATTTCTACCGCGGCCTTGGCCTCGGTCGGGGTTGAGAAGCTGACCTTGGAGTAAGGGACGTCGCCGGTGATGCGGTAGATGAGAAGGGACTTGGGTTGGCGGCCGAAGCGGACGGGCGCGTGGCCTAGCAGGTCCCATGTGAGCTGGGTGAGGATGACCGCGAGCTCTCGGTTCGTTACGTCGATGTCGATGGCCACGAGGCCCCGGCCCGTCCGGACGCCGACGTTTGCGCCCATGCGAAACCAGCGCTTGAGGTCTTCCTCCGTCGCCTCGGGCATCGTCGTGAAACGGATACCGTTCCACAGGCCCGTTGGCTGCCTGATTCCGGGGGCCTTGCCCCGGGGGTCGGCGGGGCCGTTGATCCTGCTCGCGATGCGCGAGGTTGGGTCTATCTCTGCGCCTGGGGGAATGACGGGACACAAGCGGTGGTAGCCGCGTGCGAACATGAAACTGAATAGGTTGCCTGCGGTGGCGAGATCGGATACAATGTCACTCATCGGCTGGGGTGGGTCTGGTCATGGAGGGGCGATCCTTAGGGGTAGGGGTCGCCCCTCTTCCTTGTGGGGCGAACATCTGTCAGGCTACGCTGCTGTCGCCCGCAAAGCTAGCCATCGGTGCCTCCCTCTAGCTCCTCTGCCATTGCGATAAGCTTCCGGGCGCGCAAGCGGAGCAGGCTCGGCGTCACCTGCCTGCCCGGCAGTTTCAGGCCGTTGCGGTAGAACGTTGCCCGCACGTACTCAGGCTCGCAGCCGAGTAGCGCCGCTATCTCGGTTGAGGTAAGGCTAGGGTCGCGCGCGTGCAGACTGATGACCTGTTGCTTAGTTGCCATCGGTGCCTCCCAGGGACGGCGGGCCCTTCACTGCGAAATGATCACGTGGTTCACGATCAGGCCCATCGGGAAATCTGCCGGGTTAGGTGGCCCACCGCCACCGCGGTATCTCTGGAGCGCCCACGGTGAGCCGATGGCGAGATTGATGATCGGGTAGAGCGGCTCGTGCGCGCCGGGGTTGGGCAAGGTTCTGACCGCCTTCCGGTCCAGGAAAAAGCTGATCTCGTCCTTCGTCCAGAGCAGTCCGAAGCGGCGCTGCTGACCGTTGATCGGGTGCCCGACGATCATCTCCCCGAACTTTTGCGCGTTCCACTCCAAGTGGATGCTGGTGTGGTATTGGTCACGATCGGGACCCTTGATCGACCAGTGGCCGAGGTACTCCATGATGTCGATCTCGAGCGTCCACCCCCCGACCGACATCAGCCAGAAAGCCGCGTGCGAAGAGTTGCCGGTGTTGATCGTCATGGTGGCTTCGAAGTAGCCATAGCGGAACGTGCGCGGCGCGCCGTGGTCGGTGAGCCAGATGCGAGGCGCCATGTATTCACGGCCGAATGCCCGAGCCCTGAGAGCGTCCGGGATTGGACGTGCGACCAGGCGCAGGTTGCCACCTCTTGCGGTGGTGGTCGCGAACTCCGGCCCCATCGTGGCGTCGGTGAACATGGCGATCTCGCCGGCCCAGCCCGGGCAGCGATGGCGGACGCAGAGGTCTTCGTCCGCGTCGATCTCCGCCAGAGTCCTGGCGCCCAGCGTGCCGTCGAATGCTCGCACACCGGCAGTCGCCCAATGCCCATCCGGGTTGCTCACCGGATCGTAAGGCGAGAACGTTTTGCAGGGATCGAAGAATACCTGTCTGTAGCCGCTCAGGTCCAAGCTATCGCCGACCGTGACCATCGTTCAGTCCTCCGGTGTCTTGTTCGTCTGGGGTCAGGGCGGAGAGGATGAGTTGAGCTATACCAATATCGCATCCTTCAGCGTTGTAGGCGGCGACCGCACGCTCCACCATCTCCCCCAGCACCGGCTCCGTGCGCATGACTTGGAGTAGTTCGGCGGCTATCTGGCGACCGAACCCTGTAGTCTCCGAGATACCCTCCACGAACTCGGCTATCGCCTCGATCAGCTTGTCAGTCATCGTTGCGGTCTCCCTTGGAGGCTGGCGGTTCGATCAGCGACAAGAGAGCGGCTTCGTCACTCATGACGGCATCGGCTGGGCAATCCTTCAACCCGTCTCCAATACCGAGACCATCTCGACCGCATTTGACGCAGCGGCCGATGAATTTCTGGCCTGGACCCTTCGGGCTTGTACGTTCGATGGCATGACTCATTTGTGGGCTCCCTTGGATGCGAGGGCTCGGATGGCTTTCTCTTCTGCAATGTCCAGCGCCGGCCACGGGTACGCTGTGCCGCTGTCCCTGCGCACGCACTTGGCGAACCCTGTTTCTCCGCAGACGGCGTGGAGCAAGTCGCCAAGCGCGACCCGCATCGCTTCCCTCTCCGCGGTCACTTGGGCGAGTTGCGCGCGGAGGGAGCGGATTTCGGCGATGGCGGCTTTACGCAGGACTGGACCATAGTTTATACCGCTAACCGCCTCTAGCCTCGCCAGCAGATCGTCCCGCTCCGGGGGGTTAACGTCGATCATGGCTTACTCTCCTGCGCTGCATGTGGGGTAACAGGGTGCCGGCGGCTTGTTGCGGTTTGCCGCAGTCGGGATGAACGCTTTCACCTCTGCCTTGGCAGCCGCAAAGGCTGGATTCGCCGCCTGGTTCACCCACTCGTTCGGGTCGGCCAGCTCGTCATAGAACTCCTCGGTTCCGTCCGCATACCGGATATAGCGGTAGCGTGCGGTTCGAACCGAGTGCACCGCCTTGCCCCCGGCGCCCTGCACGCCGTTCCAGTAGGTGCTGAGGGCGTAGGGGCGTGGCGCGGCCGCGGCGGGGTTCCGTAGCAGCGGCTTGATCGACACGCCATCCAAGCCCGAGGAGGGCGCTGGCACGCCCGTGAGCGCGAGCAGCGTCGGGTAGAGGTCCATCAGGTCGACGGGCCTCGACGACCGGCCTGTGGCGATCCCCGGGCCGCGGAAGATCAGCGGGACCCGGAGTGTCCGTTCCCACAGCGCAGCCTTGGCCCAATGCTCCTTCTCGCCGAGGTGGAAGCCGTGGTCGCCGACTAGGACAACGATGGTGCTGTTCTTGTAGGGGCTGGCGTTCAGCGCCGCCATGACGCGGCCGACCTGTCCATCGACGAAGTTGACAGCAGCGAGGTAGGCCCGGGCTGCGTTGTTCCACTTGTTGTCCTCCGCCGAGTTTAAGACGGAGTGCTCGAGGTGCCGGCCGTCCCTGTAGGCATCATGCGCCAAGAATACGCCCGTTGGCGGCACGTCTGCCAAGTCGTTCGCGATCACCGGCGGCCGTAGGTTGTTGTTGAGCGTGAACTTGTCGAAGTATTTGCGCGGCACATACCATGGGACGTGCGGCTTGTTGAAGCCGACCGTAATGAAGAATGGCCGCGGATGCGCCTGGTTGATCTTGTCTATCGCGGCCGTAGCGATGGTATAGTCCTTCATCTCCTGGTCGGTGTCCGAGTTGGTAGGCGTGCCCCAGAACTGTCCGGTCCAGCCGGTGCCGCCCTTGCCTGGGCCAAAGGTGTAGGTGGTGAAGAGCTGCGCGTCGCTGTAGGCCGCCACAGGGCTGTCTGACGGATGGTAGACCTTGCCCATCCCGAAGACGTCGTAGCCATTGGCCTTGAACTGCTTGGTCAGCGGCACGATGCCTAGGTTGCTCCAGGCAGTCTTGTAGTCGTGGGCGAGGTCGTAGACACCAGTGAACCCCGGTCTACGACCTCCGAGGAAGGCCGCCCTGGATGGCGTGCAGACCGGGGCAGCGGTGTAGGCCCGGGTGAAGGCTACGCCTGTTGCTGCGAGCGCGTCGATGTTGGGCGTCTTGTTTGCTGCCTGTGACGGCGGCCCGCCGCCAGGCTCGCCGTTCATGTAGCCGACCATGTCGTTGAGATCGTCAACGATAATCATCAGCACGTTATTGGCGGCTTGGGCCGGCGGGGAGGAGAAGAGCAGTAATGCGCAGGCAATTAGGCAAAGCATACTCGTACTACCTTTTCAGAGCAGATCAGGCAGGTTGACCGCTGAAATGCAGGGCGGCTGGAAGCAGAAACCATCAGCGGCGTCGTCGTGGCCGGTGTCCCAGCGCAGGGTGATAAAGTCGGCGTCCGTGCGGACCTCGACGATGTTGACAGTGCCGTTGGCCTGATGATCGAAGTGCAAGCGCTCGCCGTTGAACCAGAGATCGGTCCCGTGACCGACCGCACCGCTGCGGTCTTTCGCGATGTCCTCAATGTCGGCGAACCGGAACACGAAGGTGTCCGCGTCCTTGCCGTCGTGGTCGAGGTCGCGATTGTGCTGCTGCCCATCGGTGCGAAAACGCATGGCCCCCTCGCGGACGTCATTGCTGTTCCAGAAAAGAGCGGTTGGATCGAGCTTCAACGTCTCCCGGCCGAATGATGCGTGGACGCCTGTGTTGGCGACCATCTCCGTAGCGTTGGTGATGATCGGCCGGCCGGCGTCTCGCCACACGGCGAGGCCGGGAGCGCCCGCGTAGATCGTGCGGACGAGAGCGAGGGGGATCAGTGGTCCCTCGGGGAAGAGGTTGACGTCAGAGGATAGGGTAACAGTAGTCGGCATTATCGTATCTCCTCGAGGTTAAAAGGATGCAGTATCACGGGCGAGAGGATTCACCCTGCGAGGTTCGCCGTCGTGGTGCGGTGGTGCAATCATCTGTCAGTGTCTCCTGAGATCGGGGGAAAGGGACGCGCGCTGGGCTACGGCGCGCTCGATTTCGGTGGCGAGCCAAGTGGCGTAAAGATGCTCGGGCATGCTGCGGGGCGGCTTGGCGCCTATCGGCCAGTAGAACCCCCACTCGCCGCCCGCGCCGTCCTTCCATTCAACCCAGTTGACGCGCTCCAGGCCGATGAGGGCGTCGAGGAATGCTGGCACCCCGCACGAGTGGCCTGGGGTGGCCGCGGCGCGGATCTCCGCCCAGCGCCGCCAGTGGTGCGGCTTGACGGTGAAGGTGCCGCGGAAGGGGTTCATGGCTCGAAGGGGTCAATTTCGCGGTAGGCCGCCGGCGGCAGTCTCCGTGGTGTCGGGGCGGGCTTTTTCAGGGCGCGGATGCGCTCAACAAGTAGGTGATCCAGCCCCCCGCAACTCAGATTGACCTCCTGGGCCGCGGCCTCGATCGCCTCGTTCCACACCTCGTCGGTGTTTCTCATGGCGCGCTGTCCAGGGCGGGAGCAGGGGCATCGGCTGCGCCTCGGAGCTCCAGTGAGAGGTCATAGAGTTGTAGGGCCGTGGGCGCGCTTCCGAGAACGCTCAGGGCGTACCAGGTGTTCAGGGTCCGCGCGGCCCGGGTTATCGTGGCCTCGAGGAACTGGACACGCGTGCCGGGGTCAGGGTGCGTCCGGGGAAGGCGAGTCATGTCGGGCTCCTAACCAAACAGCCAGAACAGCAAGGGAAGCCAGACAGGCAGCGAGAGCAGGAAGGCGATGAGCAGGCCTTGGAAGAAGTTGCCGTCGTCGTTTTCGTCGCGCATGTCGGGGCTCCAGTGATGAGAGTGGTGCAGTCCCCAAGCCGTGCGCTGGGCGATGGCTTGGTCTCTAACGAGGCGGGCGTAGACCTTGGGATCCTCGATGCGCGCACCGGGTTCGAGCTTGTACCGGTGGAGCACGCTGGGGAAGACTTCGAGGGGGCTGCCGAGGTAGTAGATGTAGGGCATGATTGTCACCCGAAGTTGTAGAAGGCCATGATGAAAAGCGGCGCCATGACGATGCAGGTGAAGCCGAGGGCGTAGATGAGCATCATGAGAAAATGTCCTCTTCTTCTTGGACTGCGGGCTCGGGTTCAGGGAAGGCGGCGGCTATGGCGGCTGAGGCCGACCAGCCGGTGAAAGTGTAGCTCTTGTCGGCGTCGATGACCTCGAGCGTCACGGGCTCGCCTGCCGAGTAGGCGTAGAGTGCGAAGCCCAGGTCAGGATGCGCGGCGCGGAGGTCGTCGAAAGTCATGCGCGAGCCCGTAAGCTGTAAGACAGTAGGCTGTTGCCGGTCGACGGCCGCACCGGGATGCGATGCTTGTGGAGCCATTTGCGGACCTGGGTCGGGGTGTAGCCGGTCTCCGCGGCGATCGAGTTGGTGCTGCCCTTGGCGTAGGCCTTGGCCATCCAGTCGCGGTCGCGCAGGCGCTCGGGATGCCTCATGCGCCCAGACCCTTCTTGCGCAGCACCTTGTAGAGCGCGCGGGCCTCGCTCGGACGGACACAGGTCGTGTCGATGAACAGGTCGCACTTCCGGATCGGTCCCTTGCCGATGACGATTTGGCGCATGTCGCGAATGGCCTGCTTATCGTTGTCGTCGAGGCCAAATTCGATGCCGAGCACCGAGAGGCGAAGGTCGGTCAGGCGGGGCAGGATGCGGGTCACTGGAACACTCCTTCATCGTCAAGGGTCGGGGTCTGGCCGCTGGCGTTGAGCTGCGGCTTGCTCCGCCGGGTGCCGTTCACGAAGTCGATGAGCACGAGTTCGACGAGGCGCGAGCGCGTCACGCCGCGGCGGTGAGCGGCCTGCCGGAGCGCCGCGAGCAGGTCGGGCGCGAGGCGCATGGTGGTCTGCTGGCGGGGTCTAGGCATTCTCGTCTTCCTCGTGGAATTTGAACCAGTCGGCTTCGATCAAGGCGTCGGAAAACCGTTCGGCGAGCCCGGGCTCCGTCGCCATGCCGACGTCAGCCAACAGCGCCTCGACCGCCGCGATGAGTTCGGCGCGGTCTGCGACGTCGCGCTTCCGCCGGGCAACCCACCAGGCTCGGGAACCAGGGAAGATGGGCATTACAGTGACGGCTCCTTCTTGCTCCGAAGGCTAAAGTTCTCGATGTCGAGCCCGAGGAAGGTTCCACTGTCGACGCGGCAGACCGTGTCCTGCGTGGGCAGCGCGAGGAGCACCCAGCGACCGTCCTCGTCCACCGTGACCGCCCAGCGCGACGCGCCGCCGTCCTCTCCCAACACGATGATAGGGGGGCGGGGAACGGCGCCTAGCGCGCAGTCCATCTTGAAGGTCGCGTCGGCGGCGAGCACCGGGGTTGCGAGCGTCAAGGCAGTGAGGATGTAGAGGGGGGAGGACACGGGGCGAGGTCTCCTGATGATTCGTTGTGTATGTCTTAATGTATGTCAGGCGTATGTCAGTGTCAATCAGGCGAAGACGTCCTCGATGCCGAGGCGGGCGCGCGCGAGGGCTGCGTAGTCCTCCCGGGCCTCGATGCCGATGCACCCCCGGCCGAAGGCAGCTGCCACCTCGCCGGTGGTTCCCGAACCGAAGAAGGGGTCGAGGATCACGCCCCCCGGCGGGCAGGCGTTCAGGATCAGCGGCTCGACGATGCCCGTTGGTTTCTGGGTAGGGTGGATCGCCCGCCTGTGCTCTGAGCGACAGTAGACGACGCTGCGCATAAGCCGGGGACCGCCGTCTTCGGAATCGTAGACCCCGTCTCCGATGCGCCCCATATGGGCGGGGCTGCGGCTGGTCCTGCGCTTGACCGACTTCGCAACTGCGTCTGGCGTCGTGACCGGGGCCTTGTAGACCCCAGACCAAGGAGCGTCATCGCGGTAAAACTGCGCTGCCTGCTCGTGTACGCGGCGGAAGCGGTCGGCATGAAAGCCGCTGCCGTTGTGCTTCTCCCAGACGATGTCTTGGGCGAAGCGCCAGCCGGCGAACTCCGGCCACCGCTCCGTGAACATGCGCAGCGAGCCGAAGACCCACATGCTGCCCGACGGCTTGAGCACGCGGCGGCAGGCGGCGGGCCACCCAGCAGGCCAACGATCCCATTCGAGGCTGGTCTGCTGGTAGGGCGGATCGGCAATGATGCAGTCGATCGAGGCAGCGGGCAGTGTGGCGAGCACCTCGCGACAATCCCCGACGAGGAGCTGGTTCACTTCCTGTACCTCTTTGCCTCGAATCCGCTTGCGACGACGGGCAGCCCGGCAGCCCACGGCGCTGTCGTGGCGAGAAGGCGCTCGAAGTCCTCCACGCCGCCGAAGCCCTCGTCTACCTCGGCCACGGCCTCGTCATGCACCGTGAGGACGACGGGGTATCCTGCTGCCTCGACAGCGAGCATCCCGTCGCGCATGACGTCGCGGGCGATGGCCTGGACGCAGTTCTCCGTGATGAGCCCGCCGTAGAGCGCGAACCTCAGCCACCGCTTCGTGGTGCTGTCGACGCCCAGCGCGGTCACGACGGCCTTGACCGCGCCCCAAGGCTGCTTCCGATCCTGGATCTTGGGCGAGCCGTAGGCCAGGCACCGGCTGCTCGGCAGCTTGCACCAGAGGAACCCGCGCTTCACGACGAAGCCGATGCCGCGGAAGCTGATGACGTTGCCAGGGGCGAGCACGGCATCGAAGGCCGCTTCCTCTAGCCCCTTCCACAGCGCCACCGTCGCCGGGTGCTTCTTGCGCCAGAGCACCTTCGTCACCTCAGAGGCGATCCAGGCCTCGCGCGTCATCGTGTCGGTGCCGGTGTCCAGGCGCTCGAGGCACTCGGCGTAGCGTTTCTCCGCCCGCGTCCAAACCTCGTCATCCGTCGTGCGCATCAGGGGCTCGTAGGCGTCGGCCATGTCGACGGCGTAGACACGGGCCATTGAGTCAAAGGCGCTGACGCCGCCCTGGAAGCCGAGCGCCAGCTCAGGCACCTTCCCGTAGGCCTGCCTCTCGGCCTTCGTGACGGCGGTGATGTCCTTCGAGAGAATCCCCGCAGCCGTGAGCTCGTAGATACCGGGGCCAGTCCCGGCGTCAGCCGCTTCGAAGGCCTCGATCTTCCACGCCTCGCCGGCGAGCCAGGCCGTGACGCGGCCCTCGATCGCGGAGAAGTCGGCGGCAAGGAGGCGCTTCCCTACCAAGCAGGCGCGCAGCATGTCGGAGACAGCCGACATGGGGTTGCCATAGAGGAGCCTGATCCAGCCCGCGTCGCCGTGCAGAAAGTCCTCTGCGGCGGCCTCGGGGTCGTCGACGGTGCCAGTGCCCCGCGGCATGTTTTGCGGCTGGATGAGCCTGCCGCTCCATCTGCCGGTCCCCGCGCCGTGGTAGAGGTGGAGGCCTCGGGCGCGGCCGTCGGCGCAGACGCAGTTGAGCATGGCCTGCAGCTTGGCCGTCGAGGACTTGGCCGCCTCCTTGCGCAGGAGGATGGCCTCGCGTGCTCGCTCCGGCATCCACACGTCGAGCAGCAGGTCTTCGATCGCAGCCTTGGCCAAGCTTTCAGCTGGAACGCCTTGCTCGCGCAGCCACGCGGACAGCCGGGCGACCTGGGTGCAGGCTGTCACCGCGCCGTTCGTGACGTCTGCCATCAGGTCGTCGAGGCGTTTTTTCTCCTGGTCGACGATGCGCAGGAGCGCGTGGATGAGGGGGAGGTCCAGGGCGACGCCGCGATCGTTCATCCGCTGGTCAAAAAGCCACGTCTCGCGTTCCTCAGGGGGCAGGGGGACGAGTAGCCGGCGCATCTCGCGCTCGGCATGCACGTCATCGGCGCAGTAATCGAAGAGCCTGCCCTTGCGCTCGTCGTCATCCCACCAGCGCAGGCCCTCGCCGCCGCGCCGCGGTCTAGCCATCTGCATCATCAGGCGGTGCCCGGCGTCGTCCTTCTCGTGGACGCTGCCCATTGCCTTCGTGGCGTCGCCGAGGTTACGCGGCAGGCCCATTGCGGCGGCCGCCGCAGCCGTGTCATCGAACTGCTCGGGGAGCGGGACGGGCCAGTCGTAGCGAGGGCCTGAGATCGCCCGCCAGATCGCCTTCTCGAAAGCGACGTTCCACCCGCTGATAGTGTCGCCAGCGAGCACGGCGTCGAATATTTCGTCAGGGCAGGGATCGCCCGGCACCCAGGTCTTCACGGGGCCGTCATCGAGGGCGTAGCAGGCGCACCAGATGTCGGTCGTCGGGTCCTCGGCGTAGCGGTGCGCGCCGGCTTTTTTGAGATCGACGGTGGAGCGCGTTTCGTAGTCGAGGAAGATCACCCGAAGACGTCCTCGTTCGGCACGGGGGTCTGGTCGAAATGCAAGGCATCGAGGATCGCGGCCTCGGCCGAAGCCGAGAGGCGCCCGCAGGTGACGGCATGCCCGCGGCGCACGCTGGCTACCCAGCAGCCGCGTTCGACGCGCAGCGTGAAGGCTTCGACCTCGTGCTCGCGCAGCAGGGCGCCGAACTCGTCAAGGGTCATCCCCGCCGCGCGCATGATGCGAGCTATCGCGTCGAACTCCATCGCGCGCATTTCGACGGGGCCTAGCGGGGTCCGTTGCATCCCGGCTTGTTCTATCCGCCCGCACTCCGAGGAGAAAAGCGCCCGGAGTTTGTTGAGCGGCGTGTCCTCGCGGATATGCCGCATCGTCTCTTCCCCGGTCATCCGAAGATGTCCTCTTCCTCGACGGGCGGCGCGGGTCGCGCGTAGGCGTCAGCCTCAGCGCGCCCAAGCACGAGCACAGCGGCGATGGCCGCCTCGATCGTGTCCTCGGTGGCGATCTTCCACCCGCTGCTGCGCGCGAGCCGGAGGTTGGCCTGCCAGCGCCCGTTGACGTAGGAGAACGAGAGCATGGCCGCGTCCATGCCGATGAAACTCTTGGCGATGTCGTGGAGGGTCATGGGGTTTCTCCGGGGAAGGGGTGGCGGCCGGTGTCGGCCGCCAAGGCTCCATGCAAGTTCTCCTTTCTGCGGGTTTCTAGCCGAAGAGGTCGGCGGCCGACGCGGGCTTGCTCTCGCCGCCCGAGTCGTCCTTGATCGCTTCGAAGAACTTCGACGGATCGGACCGACCGCTACCGCCGAGGATTTCATCGCCAGTGGCGATCTTGGCGAGCTGGATCATCTCGAGCCCGATGCCGACGCCGTCGCCGTTTTTGTCGTTGTGCCATGCGAAGCAGTTGAGCACAGGATAGACCCAGGAGCCGGAGGGCAGATCCTCGGGGTCGTCGATGCGCGTCACGGCGTCCTTGGCGAAGATCAGTGGCTTGCGCTCGGCGCCGCTGGTGACGCGGATGAACTTCACGTCCTCCCCCATGCCGGGGTGAAGCTCACCCGTATCCTTGGCCCGCGCCTCCTTGCCGTCACCCGGGAGGATAGGGTTCTTGATGAGCCCTGCCTTCCACTTCTCCGGCCCCTTGGTCTCGCCCCACTGGCCGACGACGACTTCCTTGACCCTCTCGATGATCGGGCCGAAGCCGTCGTTCGGCGCAATCAGGGTGCAGCCGTAGCTTGGGCGGTAGCCTTCGTCCTCGCGCAGCTTGAACAGCTGCCAGGCGTAGGAGACCCGCATCAGCGGACCCCGGAAGTGCTCGGTGCGGTACATCTTGGATGCAGCCATAGGGGTTACTCCTCGTTGATGGGTTGGAAGAATTTCTGCGAGGCCGGCAGCGCGGCCGGGCGCGTCGTCTTGTCGGAGCGCACGAGGTTCGTGCCGCTGCTCTCTTTGGTCCACAGGTCGGTGATGAGCTTCGCCCCGGTTTTCCCAACAAGGGCGTCAATCTGCGCGGGGCTCTTGAGCACTGGTTCGGTGAAGCAGGCGCTCGTCGAGATGTGCGTCGTCTTGGAGATTTCCGCTGCGACATTCGCCGGGGCGTCAGCGTCCTTCCACTTCCGTCGCGCCTGCTTGTCGACGAGGATGTAGTTGCCCACTGGCACGCCCCCCTCGACGAGTTCACGAGCGTAGGCGCGGACGCTGTTGAGCCAGCCCTCGATCATGTCTGCGGCGTCGAGGACGGCGACGATCTTCTCAATGGGCAGCGTGCGCGGCTCCGGCGGCGTCGGGACGGCGAACTCACCGTCGGCGATCGGCTGCAAGAGCGTGCGGGCGGCGGCCAGCGCGCGGGCCTCTAGGGCCGGGCAGGCCTTCGCTGCGGGGCAATAGGTGTCGTGGCAGTGGTCGCCGGGGCGCAGATATCCCGCGGCCCATTCCTCCTCCGTATCGAGGGAGCCGAAGACAACGCCGCCGACGCACTCAAGCATCGCCATCGCCTCCCCGCAATCGTTCATCGCAGCGATGAGGTCGGTCGTCCAGTCCATCAAGTCGATAACGTCGATCGTCTCACTGCGGATGGGGTCGCCGCTGGCGCGGGGCTGCACGATCGTCGACTTCACAGCGCTCCACGCGCCGGGGTTGGCGAGGGCGGCGCCGAGGGCGTAGGTGCGGGTCTGCGGGTTGCCGACGGCGTCTACCCAGCCCCGGCCCGTCTTGAGGTCGACGACCTCGATGAGCCCCCACGCCGGGAAGAGCATGACGGCGTCGCCCGTGCCGCCGGCCTCGAAGGGCGGGTTGAGGGGGGCGAGGTCGAACTTCTGCTCGATGAGCAGGGTGGCGGGGCTGGTCTCGTGCGGGTTCGCGTCGTCGCGAGCGGTCTGCTCGTACTCCTCCATCCGGCCGCGCACGTAGTCGAGGAAGACCTGCGTCGTCTCGGCCATCTCGTCGTCGAACTCGAAGGAGAAGTCCTTCGCCGTGACGGTCGAGCCGACGAAGTCCGCAGCGTCCTTGCCGTCGTGGAGGCATATCTCTGCAACCTGGTGGCAGACCGTGCCCCATGCCGCGGCACGGCTCTCCTTGTCGACGAAGCCCATCTTCTCGATGAGCGCCAGCGCCCCGGGACACGCGAAGTTCCGCGCGCTCGATGATGCGCTCCAGCGTGCGTGCTCGCGTGCCCCGTGCGTTGACATGGTCAAGCCGCCGCGAGGGCCGTGGTGATGGCTTTGAGAGCCTCCGCTACCTGCTCCGGCGTCGCCTCGTCCCGGAGCGACGACCACTTCGGGAAGCCGAGCATGCCGGGGAGGTTCTCGCGGGACTTCTCGATGCCGAAGACCTCGCTATAGCGCGTCATCGCCGCCTTGACGCCTTCGGGGGTGATGACGAAGCCGCCAATCAGGTCATCGGGCTCCGCGGTTTCGTCTTTGTCTTTGTCTTCATCTTCGTCGAAGAGGTTGCCAGCAGGCGCGGCGGCAGGCTCCGGGGTCTTCTCGGGCTCGGGGGCCTTCGTCGCGGCGGCGGGACGACCGCGGCCGCGCTTCGGGGCTTCGACGGCCGGGGCGGTGACGACAACCGCGGGCGCGACGACTTCGTTGCCCGAGACATCGAAGCGGTCCGTGGCGCTCGCGAGGCCGGTCGACGTGCCGCCAAGGAGACGCTGCATTTCGGAGCGCGCCTCATCCGCGCTGATGGCTTCGATCGTGACAGTGATACCCATGCGATTATCCTCTTCTGGGGTTGCGACCGGCAGGCTTGCCGGACTGGATGGCGACGTGAATTGCGGCTCTGGCGCGCCAGAGCTTTTCGGGCGGGACTTCGGAGATCCGGTTCCAGCCGATGATCGTGGGGATGTGCTTGACCGCGGCGTCCTCGCCGAAGCGCGACACGTACTCTTTCAGCGCCGCGCGGACGTCGTCAGAACTGCACTCGGACGCCTGTCCATCTGCGCTGGCCTCGATAGCCTCGGGGCTGATGAAGTGCTCCAGCGGCGCTCTGCGCTGCGCTGCGGGCATTTCTCCGTGCATCGCCGCCAGGAGAGCCCGACCCTCGTCTGTTTCGACGGTGTCCAGCAGGAAACGCATCTGGTCGATGACATTGCCAAGCGTTTCACCGTGGAGGGTCAGGGTCAGGGTCATGTGCGGTCCGTGTCGGTCGTTGCTGGGTGTACGCCCGGACAAGTCGTCCGTCAAGACATACAATTAAAATTCGGTGATGGGCACCAGGGCGTCGATGAGCACGCCAATCAGCGAGGCGCGGATCTGCGTCTCCCGGCCATCGTGGAAGGCGGGGACCATGCCGAGAGAGTGGCGGAGCTCGAAAGGCTTGGCGCCATACTGGAGCGCGATCGACGCGAGGATACAGGCGTCTGAGAGCATGGCGCGCATGCCTGAGCCCTCTTTGGCTCCGTCGACGAAGGCCTCACGCGGCTGCCCTGCCTCGTCGTAGCCCACGCAGATCGTGTAACTACGCCCGTCGAACTGGATATCGACGAGGCGACTGATGCGACGGGCGGGGAGTGGCGTGCGAGTCACGCTGTCGGCTCCGGAAAGCCGGTGATCCGCATCCCCGCCCACTCGATCGTGACCTGTCCAAGCTCGTGTCGCTGCAGGACCAGGCCGCGCACGGACTGCCCGGTCGCAGGCAGCTTGAGCACCGCCGTCTCAGCGTACTTGGCGGTAGCGATCTCGCCGGTGAGGCGGCTCGGGCCGTCGTAGGGTTCGTTCATGCGAAGATGTCCTCTTTGGGGGCCTCGATGCGGCGACCGTACTCTGCGAGCAGCGCCGCCTCGGCTCGGCCATCGTCCTTGGCACGGCGAAAGAACGCCGCGGCGTCGGGGAACTGGTTGGCCGCCATTTGCCGCGCCGCGTCCTTGCCGGCGCCGAGCAACCCCATGCGCCGCTTCCAGGTGGCGGGTGGAACCGCAACGAACCGGGCGCCCGAGAGCTTGACGGCGGCCTCGGCCAGGCCCGTGCTGCGGCCAAAGTTGAACGCGGCGCCCGCCGCTTGCCCCTTCATTCCGCCGACCTGTTCGAAGTAGCAAACGTCGGGCCTCAAGCTTGCAAGCCATTCGGCGAGGTGGCGCACGTCGACCTCGGCCTTCTCGGACCGGCCGCGCGTGATGAGAAACGTGGGCATGTCGAGCACGACCAGCCCGGTTTCGCTGAGCATCACGAAGGCCCCGGTCGCCCCCGGGTCGACGCCGAGGACTTTCACCGTCGCATCCGGCATTCAGTGCAGTGGCAGTAGCCGACGGCGTGGTTGTGGCGCCGGCAGACGTCCGAATGGTTCGCTTGCGACAGCCGGCGCCCGCAGTTAGGCACGGCGCATATCTTGTAAGGTGCGTTGCGGCGCTTGCCTTGCGCGTCCCGCTGGATTCCGCCCAACGGATTATGGGCGGCGCGCGGAACGCTGCGAATCAGGTGCTCGCCTTTCCAACTGTCGTCTTTCATGCTGTGACCGTGCAGTGGAGGTGCGAGAGGCAGGCCGCGCGTAACCTTGGGAGGTTGGTGAACCGCGCGAGGTAGGACAATTCATCAAGTTCGAGAGTATCGTCCATCTTCGTGTTTCGCGCTAGTCGAAGATCGTGGCACGTTCGCCAGTAACTGCGGACTTGCTGCTCGGTTGTGGGCTTGTTGGACATGGTACCACCATGAAATAGGATAAAGATACGGGGCGTCCCGTCCTTGCTTCAAGAATAAAAGCCAAAATAGTCAACCAGTCGGCGGGGATGCTGTTGCGCTCCCGCCACTTTCGGATCTGCTCCAGCGACGGAGGCTCGACGTCACACTCGCGCACCGCGTCCTGGATGTCAGAACTGTCGCGAAAGTGGTGGGTGAGGAACCGGGCTGCATCGAAGGAGAGCATGAGCCAACCTACAACCTGTCCGGACAATCTGTCAACGGGGGTTGCCGACCGAGGGAGACGGTGATATACGACTGACATACATACAGGAGACGTGATGGCCTGGCAGGGGAGGAAAGGCTGATGTTCGTACTCGGAACCGGAGAGATACTCATACGGGTATCCGAGGCCCAGGAGCGGGTCGACGAAGAGGGCTGCGGGGCGGTGATCGCCGCGATACAGTGGAAGCAGACCCGCAAGGGTCGCTGGCGGCGACGCCGGGGGTTCCGGCTCCCCCTGTTCACGGTGAGCTACGGCGGCATCAACCGCGCCGAAAATCCGTGGTGGCAGAACCGGGCTAGTGGAACGCAGCGGCGGTCGCGTGCTTCGTACCCGAAGTGGTTTCGGCAATGGTCAGGGTAGCCCCGACTAGGGTCTGGGTCAGCGGCACATAGCCGAAGGAGTAGGAGCTCGTGGCTTCGAGCTGCGCGTCGACACTCTCGACTGCGGCATCCGTTCCGCTCCAGGTCGCACCGAAGGCGCCGAGGATGTTGAGCTGCGCGCCGGAGTAGATGACGAACCCATCGGCCATCCCGTTAACTGTCAGAACCGCATCTGTCGTGGTGGCCTGGGTAGTGTCGTCGCTGGATTCGATCAGGTGGGATAGCGGGTAGGCAACGAAGACCCCGACTGCCTTGCGCAACGAAGCGGCTGAGGTGACGACAATCTCCGTCGTGAACCCCTTTGGCACCCGGTAGGACATGATCGACGTGTAGCGGCTGCTCTGCGAGGCAGACGACACCCTGCCGAGGCTGCCCTGCACCGTCGCCGTGACGTTGGCGATGACCCCGTGCATCGTCGCCAGGATCACGACCCGCCGCGGGTGCGGCACGCCGATGTCGACCTCGGTGAACGTCGAGGTGTCTGCATCCGTCGTGTCGGTCAGCGTGGTCTTGAAGATCGGGACGCGCGAAGGGACCGGTGGGTAGCGGAGCGCGTAGGACACCCCCGGGCGAAGAGAGGAGATCATCAGATAGAGACCGCGTGAAGAGTGACTTTATGCACGACGGCGCCGGGTGTCAGCGTGGTCAGGTTCGTGAGGTAGCCCCAGACACCCGTCCCCGAGAGCCTGATAGTTTTGCCAGGATCGGCCTCCGCCCACTGATTCGAACCGAGATCGGTAGCGGTCGACGGCAAATCGACGTAGCCGAGGTACTGCGACCGGTCGGTGTCGGCGTAGTTCCAGGCACCATCGTCGGCGATGGCCGAAGTCGGCGTCACGTTGTAGAGATGCAGCCGCCACGCCGTTGCCTCGGCGCTGGAGTTGTCGATCTCCAGCGTCGCGCCGATGATCCTAATCAGCCCGGCACTCGGGCCGATCGACGCGAAGCTCTGCGCTCCACCGACGACGTCGTTGCCCACGTGCGAGGCCGCCGCTGGGGTGAACGACGCCGTGCTGGTATAGCCGAACGTCGTGTCCGACGCCGGAACGACGCGCTGGGTCAGGGCAGTGATCGCGCCAGCACCCCCGGCCACGCCCGCCTGCCCGCTGATCGGCGCGACGGCGTTGGTGGTGCCTGGGGTGGTCTGGTCGATGCCGAATTTACCGACGAGAGCGGTGCCCGCCGCGAGGACGAGTGTCGACGCCGAGTCGAGCATAGTCCGGATCGTGCGCGTGCCGCCCGTGCCGGCGCCCAAGTCCAGAGCGGTGATGCCCAGCGCCGTCGCGATACCGCGAAGCGCACCCTTGATCGACGTCGAGGCCGATGCAGCGTCCGCCTGCGCTCCGAGCACCGTCACCGCCGGGTCGTCTGAGGCGAGAGTATGCCGCTGAACCGTCGCGCTGACCGGGCCCGCGCCCGCGGCTACGCCGGCCTGACCGACGATCGGGTTGACCTTCGCTCGGTCAGTCTCGTCCCAATCATCCATGACGCTGAGCGAAGCGATCATCGTCGTCTGATTCGCGGCCGAGGCGTCCCCGCCGCCCCCTACGCCTCCGCCCCCATCGGATACCTGCGACATGCTGACGATCGCCGTCCCGCCGTTCGACCGGGCGTAGATGGCGAGGCCGGTGTCGGGGGCCAGTGTCTCGCCTGACACGACTGCGTGGCCTTGCACGGTGGCCCCCGGCGTGCCCGATGAGAAGGCGACGAGAGCGTCACCCTGGAGAACGTCGATGATCCAGGTGTCGCCCGCGTCGCTGAGCAGCGTCCACGAGGCCGACAGGGTGATGGGTGTTGCGGCAGCGACGGCCATTGTCTATCTCCTAACCATACAAGCCCGGCAGCGTATCGAACAACGCCTTGCGCTTGAGCTTCTCCGCTTCAGCGCGCGCCGTCTGCTCGTTGGGCTCCTGCGCGGCCTGGGCTTGCTGTGGCGGCAGGTAGAGATCGTCGAGGCCGCCACTCTGGCGCGCCGCGCTGGGGTCGCCCGGCGCACGGCGGAAGCCTAGCAGCGAGCTCGGGTCGAAGCCAGCGACGCTGACGCTGTCGCCCTGGTTGCCCCCGAGGACGTTGATCTGCCCGCCGGGGCCGAAGCCCTCGAAGAAGCCGACGTGACCCTGCCAGCCGCCCGGGTCGCCGCGGGAGAAGACCGCGACGTCACCAGGCTGCGGCTGGTCGACCGGCTGCCCCCAATCGAGGAACGATCGCGCGTTCATGGCGCCGGTGCCCTGCACTCCCGCGTGGCCGAGGCTCGCATTGACGAAAGCGGCGCACCAGGCCTGCGTCGCTGGGTCGAGATTGGCGCCGCCGGTCCGGAGGAAGTCGGCCACGGCCGCGTCACGCTCATTGGCGCCTACCATCGACGAAGCCGCGGCCACCGGCGAGGCGTAGAGATCAGTCAGAGCCATCGCCGATCGCTCCTTTCATCTCCGCGTCCGGATCCTCTTCGCCGCCGTTCACTTCGTCGAGCAGTTTCAATAGGCTCGTGACGCGCACGCCGTATTTCTGCACGAGCATCTGCCGGCTCGCCGCGTAGGTGGCCGGGTTGAACTTGTCGAGCAGGTCGGCGGCGAGGCCGGGGTTGTTCACGACCTGCGCGGCCAGCGTGTCGATGGCCCGAGCCTGGACCTGTGTGCTCTTGTTTCGCATCCAGGTCGACAAGATGTCGATGGTGGCGATCGGGAGCGACATCTGCCCGCGCTTCACGCTTCGGGCGCGACTGGCGATGCTGGTAGTCGTGAGGGAGGGGTCAAGCTTTCCCTGGATCGACTGCGCCGTACCGGAGGAGCCCGGCGCCCGAGCTTTGCCCGGGGTCGCCGCTTCCAGTGCGGTAAACACGTCGCGAATGGCCTGCAGATCGTCAGGGTTGTCCCTCCACAACTCTTCGGCCACCGCCGAAGTCTTCGGATCGTTCAGCATGTCGCGCACCTTGCGCGCGTTCCACACGTCCTGGCCGCCCATGTCGGTCGCGCTGTTGTGCCCCCGCCCGCTGACCTCTTCCCAGAAAGCGGAGCGCAGGTTCACCGCGGCCTCGGGGTCACTCCCCGCCGTCTCGAGCAGCTGGCGCGTCGCGGCGCGCGGGTCGGCCGCGTTGATGATGCGCGCCACGCTGCGGCGGCTCTCGTCGTTACCAAAGGGTTGCCCCGGCGCCTTGTTGAGGTAGTCGGCCTCGGGAGAGCGACCCGGAGTGGTGAGACGCGCCTCGCCGGTCCGACGCGCCTCCTCAGCGTCGCGCATGGTACTCATGGACACGCCGGCTTCCTCGAGGCGACCGCGGACCTCGGGGAAGTCGGAGAGAATGACGTTGTGCTCGTTCAAGAACTGGCGCACGGCCGCGTCCCCCTGCCTGATGGCAGGCTGGGCGTCGGCGAGAATCTGGTCGGCGATGGCATCGCGCACGTTCACATCACCGCCCGCTTCCTTCATCAGCATGCCGTAGTCGCCGATCTTGCCGGTGTCAGGCTGGATGAACTTGCGCGGCAGCGCGCTCGCGTCAAGCTGGTAGCCGCCGCGCTCGGTGCGCCGGAGCGACTGCGCGATGGCCGTGTTGCCCTCCTCGAACCGCTGCCCCACGTCGAAGCGCGCCCGGTTGGCGTCGCGGTACTGCGCCGACGCCTCGGGGTCCATCGACTCGTTGAGATACTCGTCAAGGGTGTCGCGGTACTGTCCGGCGATGCTGGCTCTGTAAGGCTCGCTGCCGGCACGCGCGGCCCGCTGCTCGTCGGAGAGGTTCGACCGGATGGCTTGCGCCTCGGAGAAGGGCACGGGGGCCTCGCCGCGCGCCTCCAGCACCCGCGCCGGTCCGCCGGCCGCCGCCGGCCGCGGCGCCTCGACTGGCAGCGTGTCGCCCATCTCCGCGAAGCGGGCGGCGAGGGCCTGGGGGTCGATCGTACCGCCCTCGATCGCCTGGTACATCTGAGCGACCTGGTCGAGGGCCTCGTCGTAGGAGCCCTGCAGCCCCGTGCGCATGATGGAACCACGGGCGGTCTCGTGCGGGAGGTGCGGCGTGACGGCGGCCCCCGACTGCGCTGCGGCGGCCTGGGCCTGCTGCTCGGTTTCAAACAAGCTGCGAATCTGCTCGTCGACGCCCTGCTGCAAGGCGAGGCGGAACTCCGCGGGGTCGCCCTGCGGCGCCAGCCGTCCGACCTCGGTGTTGACGGCGGCCGTGTTCCTTGTGCGCGCCGCGTTACCCGCGCCGGCGCTGCGCGAGTTGGCGTCCGAGGCGAAGGTCTGCAGCTTAGGATCCTGCGACCGCGTACCGATGTCGGCGGTGTACCCGGGCACCAGCCGCTCCACCTCGGCCGGGGTGCGCAGGGCCTCGGCCAGCGGCGCCGTATCAAGCTTTGGGGCTTCCCCCCGCAGCATGAAGGGCTCGGCCTGTCGGCCCATCTCGGTCGAGTTGTCGATGATCTGGTCGGTGACGGCCTGGCCGGCGAGATTGTCCATCCATCTCGGGTTGTTGGTCGCGCCGGCGAGGAGATTGCGGAACAGGCCCAGGATGCCCGAGGCGCCGCCGTAGCTCGCGGCCCCCGCGATCGAGCCGCCGACGTCACTGGCGAGAGTGCCGCGATTGTCCTCGGTGGTGGCCTCGTTGGCTATCTGCGCGCCGGTGCCCGCGGCCGTGCCGAACGAGAGCTCGCGCTGGACCGCGCCCTCGGGGTTCGCCCGCATCGGCGCCGCGAGGTGGCGCGCGACGGGGTTCATCTCCTCAAGCGCGCGGCCGGTGGAAGCGAGCTTCGCCCCGGCGCCGAGAAACGGAACCGTCGCGCCGATTTCCATACCGATGCGCTGGGCGAACCGCTCCACCATATTCTCGGGCTCGGGGAAGCTCGTCTCGCCCACGGCCTGCGCCGGGGCGTCCATGACTGCCTGCACATCCGCCGAGCCGCCAAAGGGGTGCGGCGAGATCGGCGCGAAGCCCTGCGTACCCGGAAGCAGGTTTAGCAGCATCGGCGAGGCGTTGACGAGGTCGACAGGGGCGCCGGCGAGGCCCGCGAGCCCACGGTTGGCGCCGGCGGCGAGCGACGTCGGGATGGACAGCGCCGTGGCCGCCGCGCGCTTCCAGAGCGGCGTCGGCGCGTCAGTCCCCCCGTTGTCAGGGAACATCGTGTCACCCAGGTAGCCCATCAGCTCGTCGGCACCAGTCTCGGCCTGCCCCGCGACGTCGCCCGCGACTCCGGCCACGGTGGGCGGCGGGTCCATCGTGAACCCGGGCGGCAGCGGCGGGATGGCGCCCGGCTGTGCGTCGAGCGTGAACCCCGGCGGCAGGGGCGGAAGGGCTACTGCGGAACCCATTGGCCGTTCACCAGCTTGAGCTTCTCGCCGTTCGGGCCGGTCGCGGTCGGCGTGTTGAGCGGCGCGGCGGCCGGGGGCGTCCCTGGCGGCGTGCGCAGCGCGTCGATCTGCCGCTGGATCGGGCTGGCCTGGATGCCTTCACGTGTGTCGGCCATGTCGATCATGTGCTGCCGGAGTTCAGCCAGTCGAGCCGGGGTGTTCGATGTGTTCGGGGCGAAGATGCCACTCGCGCCGACCTGATTCTTGGCCTCGATCAACTGCTGGTTTGAGACGCGGTCGCCACCAGCCATTACCTTCGCGACCTGCCACGCGAGGATGTTGGCCTGCATCTCGATCGCGGGGATGCTCGGGTCAAAGACGTCGTCGCCCATCACCGCCCGCAGACTCGGGTCGGCGGCGACGGCGCGCTGCATCGCTTCGACTTCGCCACCGAACTGCTGGCCCACGTCGCCCATTGTAGCGATGACGTCCTGCACCGTGCCCCGCAGCTGCCCGGCGAGGCCCTGCGATCCAGGGTGGAGCGAGATGAGCGACGTAAGCCGGTCGATCGTCTTGATGGCGTCTACCGAGGCCAAGCCCTGATTCTGGACGTTGGAGTTCGTCGTGGTCGTCATCCCGGCCTGCGTGTCCTGGATGTCACCGATCGTCGTTCCTTCGGGAAGCCGCTGGCCGGTGGCCTCGTCGGTCATCGTGCCCGAGCCGGGATCGAAGACCGCCGAACCGTTGCGGATGACGTTCCCGGCCGCGTCGCGAATAGTGTAGGTTTTCAGCACCTTCGCCGGCAGCGAGCCCGGCGTAGCGTAGGGCTTCTGGCCGACAGCGTCAGCACGGTTGACGATCTCCGGCTGACCGCTGACCGCGCTGACGATCTGCTCAACCGGGATGTCGCTCTTCATCGCGGTCGCCGCGTCCTGCGGTCCGACCATACCCTTACCGATCGCGTCAGTAAGAAGCTGCGCCTCCACCTCGTCCTGGCTCAAGGGCTTCGGAGTGCCTGCCGTCGCGCCTAGGGTCGGCACGCCGAGGGCACCGGCCCACTCGGCGGTAATGTCGGGCCGCGTGTCCCCCTGGCCTAGGTTGCCAAACACCGTCTTGGCGAGGTTGGTCTTGTTGTCGCGCACGTTGTTCTCGGTCGACGCCGCGTAGCCTCGATCGGAACCGTAGCGCGAGGCCCCGGCCGCGACATCCTGCCCGCGTCGATCGGTGGCGTCGCCCATGCCGAGGGCCTTGTAGCTCTGCGTCGGCGAGTACCGGCCCGCGGCGATGGCCGCGCGGTCATATGCGTTCGGATCGGCGGCCGGGTCGAGACCGTATAGCGTATCGAGGCCTTGCGTCTCGCGCTGTACCTTCGCGGCCTGCGCGTAGGCGAGGATGTCAGCCGGGGCCTGTGGCGCGAAGATCGACGACAGGTTTTGGAACGCCGCACCGATGTTCGGGTCGTTATAGTAGCGGTTCAAACGGGTTCCCATCAGTAGAGCCCGAGGAGATTCGACGCAGGAACGGCCTTCTTCGCGCCCAGACCCAGCTTCGACAAGATGCCCGACGCGCCGGGCAGCGTGGCACCCGAGAGCGCGCCCATCGTCGCGACGGACCCCAGGCCAGTCAGGATGTCGCCGCCGAGCCGCCAGCCCGCTCCCTGGCCCTGCGCCGCATCGAGCTCCACCGGGAGCACGCCCTGCGACCCGCGCCGGAAGCCCTCGATCCCATGCAGCTGCGTCGCGTCGCGGCTCTGGCCGCGGCTGATGTCGCCGGTCAGATCACCGAAAGACAGGAGCTTGGCCTTCGCTGCGCCCTGCTGGTCGGTGTACCCCTTGGCCTTGGCCTTCTCGCCGGCCTCATGCTGCACGGTGATGTTGCTGTCCGAGGGCGCGGGGCCAAACTCCGGCGCGTTGGCGCCCGGCTCCTGGTAGAGGGCGGTGAGCGCCTGCTCCCGTGCTGCCTGGTCGTCTCCGAAGTCTTTGTAGCGGCTCTGCGTCCGCTTGTTGACGTCGAAGGCCTGCGCGTCGAGCTTGCTCTCGCGAGCGCGCTCTCGCCGCATGGTGCCAGCCTGCGCGTCCTGCGCCCGCTGCGCTCCGACGTAGTTGGCCCCGACGCCGCCCGCCGTGAGGGCGGCCGCGAGGAGGGCTAGGGTAATCGGGTCCATGTCAGCTCACCCGCACCGATCGGTTGTTGTCGTAGAGCCCGAGGTTGTACCGCGGGCGCATCGGCGAGCCGGCGGCGTAGGCCCGCTCGAGCCCGGCCTGCGTGCCGAGGGCGTCGGTGAAGTCGACGAAGAGATTCTCCAGCGGCGAATAGGCCGGGGGCTTCGATAGCGCATCGGCGCGGGCGAGCGCGGACGAGGCGGCGCCCTTGGCGTCGCCGGTGGCCTGGAGCTGGCCGATCACATCGGCGCGGGCGTCCTCGACCCTGTTCTTCGCATCGGTGCTGAACTCGCGCGCCTTGCCGGTGATGTCCTGCTTCGACAGCGTGTAGAGCTTCGTCAGGTCCGCCGTCTTCTCACCGCGCACGCTGCTGTCGGTCAGCCCGCGCCGGGCGAGGTCGTAGGTCAGGGCCTCGCCGGTGTCCTTGTACTGGTCTTCCAGCTGCGGCGTCGCATAGTCGGTGTACGCCTTCGACTGCTTGGCAAAAAATGCAGGATCGAACTGCTTGTCGAAGATGTAGTTCGTCTTGTTCGTGCCGCTGCGGATCTCGGACTGGCGCTCGTCCTCCGCCCGTCGAGCCTGCTTCGCTTCCTTGCTGGCGCTTCCACCGTTCATTCGATCACGAGCTCATAGCCTACACGCCGCGCGCCGAAACGCTCGAAGAACCGAGCGGTGCGATCGGGGTGGAGGGAGTTGCCGATTCCGAGGTGCTTTCGCCGGGCGCCCACTTGTTCACTCCATGCGAGGAAGGCTTGCATCAGGAGTGCGGGAGCCCGAGTGCCGCGCTTGGCGGGCGCGACGTAGATTACATGCACCGCTGTTGAAAGGCCAGCGTGGAAGTAGAAGCCCTCGATCACGCACAAAAGCACCCCGACTACCCCGGCCGGGGGGTCAACGACGACGAAACACGTCGGGTGGCCAGTCGTGACACTGGCGTCGAAGGTGCGGTTGAACACCTCTTCGTCGAAGCCCAGGTCCGGCGCGCTCTCCTCGATACCAGCCCGCACCAGCGCCCGCACCGCCTCGCGGTCGTGGGGCATCAAGAGACGCACGAACATCAGCTGTCCGTCTGGTCGTCGAGGTCGTGGTGGATGGCCGCGGCGGCAAGCACGGCCGGCTCCGTGGCGCTGACGGGGCCAAGGACGCGGAAGCGCAGGCCGATGTGCGTCCCACGCCCGGTCACGCTGACCGGTCGAATCCCGTAAGTCGTCCCGTTCACCCGGCCCAGAAGGTCGGAGGCGTTGAGGTTCCTCGGGTCGAAACCAACGCGGACTTCCCACACGCCGCGACAGGCGACGTCGACGCCGTGCAGCGTCTTCGCCTGCGCTGGCACGTTGGCGTCGAGATAGGGCAGCCAAACCTCAGTCTCGACGGTGTCGCTGTACGCCGGCTCGCCCTCGCCGCCGTAGACGTAGAAATCGTCGCCGGATCGCAGGTAGATATGGTCGTTCCAGGCCACCATAGCATCGACGCTAAACCCGGGCCGGTAGATCGACCAGGCCGTGACCTTCGTCGCCTGATAGCTCGAGAGAATGAAGATCGTGTCGCCAATCGCCATCCAGAGCCGCCCGGTCGCGGGGTCGACGACGCCGACGGTGAGCTCGCGCTGCAAGTCGCTCGCGGCTGCGTAGGCGGCGACCGTGAGCGCGTCGATCGCGCTGCCGATGTCGACCGTCATGGCGGCCCTGGACGAATCACGGGCGCGGAGCGAGCGGAGCCCGGTCTGGTCGTAGAAGATCAGGTCACTGTCGCTGAACGGCACCACGGCCCGGGCGCCGAACGTTCCCGCCGCGTTGAGACGCTGGACCGGCGCCGTGTTGTCCGGATCGGTGTCGAAATGCCAGATCATGATGTTGCGGGGGAAGAAGACCGCAACCTCGGTGTCGTACTCGGCGATGGCTATAACCGAGGCGTCATCGCCGATCTCGAAGGCCATATCTATGAAGCCATAGCCCGTGCCGGTGAAGTCGGTCGCATCCCGGATCTTGGAGAAGACAACCGACGTTCCCGAGCCGACGTTGATCTTCGAGTTGGCGGTCAAAACGCTAGTCGGCTCCTCAGGCACGCCGCCGTCAGTGACGAGCGTGCCGTCGACGAAGAGGTAGCGCGAGTTGTCGGCGAAGCGCGCCGCCGCGACGATCTCGCCACCGAAGTTGTCCCAGCCGGGTACCGCGACCAGGGCCTCCCCGCTCGGGTGGGCGAGCTGCTGGTAGATGAAGTTGGCCGGGAGCCCGGCTGGCTCCGAGGCGTGGCCGAAGATCACGAGGCTCTCGGGCGTCGACGCCAGCCCCTTCGACGAGCCCTGCGGCGAGGCCCAGACGAGCTCGAAGATCGCGCGCTGCTCGATCTCGCCGCCTTGCGTGAGGTGGCCATCGTAGCAGCGGATCAGCGTCCCGCCGGACGTCGTCTCGGGGAGCCGCCGGGTGTCGAGGCCGCCCTTGAACTCCTTGATCCAGATGGTGCCCATTACGAGACCGTCGCGCCGGTATCAAATCGCTTCCAATCTGTCCCGTTCGAATACGCCATGCCGGCCGCGCCGGCGTAGCCGTTGGTCGTCCAGACGATCGTCCCGGCACCCTCGGCCGCCGCGGACGGCAGACTGGCGATCGCGAAAGCCTCCGGCTTCATCGCCCCGAGTAGCTGGGTGGTGAGCGAGCCGCCGTTGATGATCTCGCCGCTACTCGGCGCCGCGTCAGTGACTAGCCTAGACCGCCGGTAAGTCCCCGCATTGCTCCCGCCGGTGATCCAGGCCTGGAGCTTGCCGGACGCCCCGATGACCCTGGCACCATCGACAACGAGGGTGCTGCCGGCGGCGTGGATGCCGAAAACACGGAACGTTGAGCCGCTGTAACCCGAGAGATCGACGGTCAGGTTACGGACCAGCACCTCGACGTCATTGCCGATGTAGATGCCTTCCATGTTGGCCGTGGAGCCGTAGGGAGCGAGGTATAGGTTCTCGATGATCGCACCGGAGCAAAGCCAGAGCGCGGCGCATCTCGTGAAGTTGGAGCGGAATTTCCCGCCACGCACTATCGGGCGGACCGCGGGGAAGGCGGCGCTGGGGAAGTTTATCCGAACGCCGTCCCCAAGGCCGGTGAAGTTCCAGTCGATGATCTCGTTATCGACACAGTCCCCCTCGACCTGGACATGGACGTTGGCCCCGTAGGTGGACATGAAGTCGCGGCCACCGATGAGCTGGGTTCCCGTGCCACGGAGCTGCGCGCCAATGCCGGAAGCCTCCTCGCCGTTCCGGGCGCCGCCGGTCGAGATGCCCCGGAAGGTGACGTCCACAGCCTCGGAATGAGTGTCGAAAGCCGCCGAGGAGCAGCCGTGCGCCGTTCCAGTAACCTCCGCACCATAGGTGCGACCGTAGAGGTACGCTTCATCGCTCGTGCTCGAGGCTGGGGTGCTTGTCGTGTAGGCGTGCCGCGCATCGACCGCCTTAACTTTGGCCAACGTGTAGGCCGACGTGCTGTCGAGGAGCAGATATCCGTTGCTGCTCCCGCTCCCGATGCGATTGAGCATTTCGGTGCCGTCGATATCGACGTCAGCCATGAAACAGGATGACAGATAGAGCCCCTGGCTGTAGCCGGACACGCAACTTGTCCGGATGCGTGGGAAGGCAAAACCCGTCACCTTGAGCATCGTCAGCGACCAGCTCATTTGATCCGGCGTCGCGGCGAAACGTAGCCCTTCTATGGCCAGCTTCGCCTCGGTCCGCACCCGAACGATCCGCACGGTTGTCGTGTAGGTGTCGTGCAGGTAGCCGGCGACGTAGAGGTCATTCCCATCTACATCGGCGACGTAGCAGAACTCGCCCTGGCGGTGGTTCACTGCTGCCTGCGGGACGATCTGGTCGTCCGAGACGATCTTGATGATGTCGCCAACGGTGCAGCCGTGGCCCGCCGCGGCGATCTGGGTGCATTCGCAGGCCGTCGTACCAGTACCCGGGAACGAGCGCGTCGTCTGCGTTACCGCTGAAACCGCAACCGCGGCCGGGTAGGTGGCGTGGAAAGACATCCCGACGCCCACGTTGGCGGTGTAGGTTATCAGGCCGGAGCCAAGAATCGTCAGGTGCTCGGTCGTCATGGCGACGGTCGAGAGCGACCCTGAGAGCGCGTAGCTGCCATCGAGGCGGACCGGGCGGCCGGTCAGCATGCCATCCGTGAACGCCTGTGCGATGTTCAGGTCATCAGCTCCGAGGGTATAGTCCTCCGGCCGGATGACCTCGCTGTCGGCGGAGACCTGGTAGATATTCGTGACGTTGGTGACGCTGGGGGCGCTGCTGCTACCCGAGCCGCCCCCGCTCGACGAAGACCCCGAGGGAGCGGACACGCCCGCACCCCCGCCGAGCGGCCCTTGGGGGCCGCGCCGCCCGCGGAACGCCGTAAGCTCGCTCCCGCCTAGACTAAACACCTTCGCTTTCACGAAGTTGCCGGTCAGGTCGGTTTCGAGGCCCTTACCCTCGTCGAGGACGATCTGCGCGTCCTTCCCGCCGGAGCCCGCCTTGTACCGGGCCGCCGCGAACTTGATGACCATGTTGTCGTCGAGGTCGCAGCGGTCATCGTCGGCTATGAAGGGGCGGAGGTCGCGGATCCCGGTCAGTCGGAGCCGGCCGTCGATGCTGACCGGATCGGCGTTTTCCGACGGGATGGGCCAGATCTCGAACTGCTCGTCCTCGTAGACTCGCCACGCCTCGCACGGCCACCCGCGGGTGCCTAGCTCGCTATCGACCCTCTGATACTCCCCGGGGCCGATGTCCGGGCGCAGCTCGTACCAGCCCGGCCCCCAGCGTAGTTCGACCTTCTCGAGGCGTTCGATGCCTAGGTCGCTCTTCGGGGTGCCGTCGTAGAGCTTGGCGCCGCGCGTGTCGTAGAACCGCTGGCCTGCCTGGAGGTCGATGTACCTTTCGACACGCAGAAAGGGCCACGAATGCTTTTTCCAGAGCCGCTCCTGCTCGGTCTGCAATTCGTAGACCTGGCTGTCGCGAACCGAGGCGTTGTGCGCCGGGTTGTCGGAAACGTGGATTTCCTGCCGGTACTTTCGGAGGACCGAGGAGAGCGCCTGGTTCCGCATTGGTCCTCCTACCCGCGAACGGGCTCAGTCGAAGAGATGGTCGACCGTCCCGCCGTCATCCTCGCCGGAGACCGGCGCGATGGACTTGAGCTGACGTCCCTCGGGCCGCGGCGCCGCGGTCACGCGGGTCAGCGTCCGGAAGCACTGCTCGGGGAGCTGCAGGTCGTCGACCGTCTCGGGGACGCTTGACCCGCCGCCGGCGAAGAGCGCCTCGATGATGGGGCGGCCGTCCTCGTCCTTGCCCTGGTACTTCTCCCGCAGCCGCGTGATCTCGCCGCGCAAGCTGACGGGCTCGTCACCTTCGAGGGGCTGGACGTCGAGGAGCGCCTCGGCCCCGTGAATCGCCCGCAGCGCGTGCGCTTCGGCCACCGTGATCCCCATCTTGGGCACCGTGTTCCGGTTGTCGCTTCCGAGGGCAACGAGGCAGTCGATGCGCTGCATTGGCTTCTCCTTGGGGTGATGCGCGGCGAGCCGAAGCCCGCCGCGCCTGCTAGGCTCAGGCGAACGGCGTCGCCGGGTTCGAGCTGGTCGGGCACGACAAAACGCCCGTCACGGTCCAGATACCCGCGGCGTCATCGGCAAATTCGACCCAATCGCCGACCCGCGAGCCGCCGGTCGTGGTCCCGTTCAGCGTGAACACGTCCGAGGACGAGGAGCCGGCCGCGTCGAAGAAGCTGACGCTGGTGGCCGCGTCCCGATCCCAGATCTGCACCTGGCCCGAGAACACGTCCGAACCCGCCTTCTGGATGACGTAGTTCGAGGTGTTCACCGTCCCGACGATGAATCGGTAGCGCGCGCCACTGCCCGTCGAGGCCGGCATGGTGAGCGTCACCAGCGCCGAGGCGTTCAGGAGGTTCCGCTTGCCCTCGTTCGCCGCCTCGGTGATCGACCCGGTAGCGGTGATTGAGACCACCCGCGTCGAGACATCGGCCACGCGGTTCATCTCTGCCACGGTGGCGGTGAGGCCCGACAAGTCCGACACCGTGAGCCCGGCCGCGTAGCCGAGCTGCAAGGTCACATGCGACGTCGCCGGCCAAGTGACGCCCGATAGGTTCGTCAGCGTGATCGTCGACGCCCCATAGGTGATCCCGATGCCGGGATCGGCCTGATTGTAGACGTCGTTGTAGTTGATGATCGCCTTGCCGGTGTTCGAGAGCGCCCCGCCCGTGAAGTAGGCCTGGTTGGTCCCGCTCGGGTAGGCGATCCCGGTCAGCGTCCCGTCATCGGCGATTGCCGACCCGAGAGTGATTTCGATGATCTTGAAGCCCATGATTTGATCTCCCTTCGCTCTGATCTCAGGCGATGTCGTAGACGCCGGAGGTCCGGAGCTTCTTGGCGACCATAACGGCGGTCGACGTGAGGCCCTGGTACATCACGAAGCGGTCGTAGGGCCGCGCCGGGTTGCTCTTCTTCATCTTCTCGTCCTGCATGTACAGCAACTTGATGCCGTTCATGTCGATGACGTACAGCCGCTTCTGCAGGCTGAGATCGTCCATGACCGGGTCGTAGACGATGTTCCAATTCCCAAACGGGATGCCCTCGTCGGTCGCCTGGGAGCCGTCGTTCGTCGAGCGGTCGCGGAAGCCGGACTGGCTGTAGTTGCCGTTGGCCCGGATTTCCTTCTCCATCGCGGCCATGAAGTCGGAGCCAGCGAAGCAGCGGTGCTTGACGCCCGCGCCCTTCGAGTACCGGCGAAGCTGGCGGCGCTCCTTCTGCAGGAAGGTCAGCAGCGCGCCACCGTCGGCCACGGCCGAGGTGATGACGTTGTTACCGGTGCCGGCGCTGTTGGCGGCAGCGGTCGCCGCCCGGTTCCGCCACCAGGTATTCGTGGTGCGGTTGATGCCCCCGGTCGAACCGAGAGCCGGGTCGGCGAGGATGAATGCACGGACACCCGCGATGGCCTTGGTGTCGGTGGTGCCGTCACCGTGGATCAGGCCATCCCAGCCTTCCTTCCAGTCCTGGGCGAAGACCTCGAGCTTCTCGTCGAGGATGTTCGCGAGGGCGTGCTCTTCGCGGCCGTCCTTCGCCGAGGTCGTCTGGTCGGCGCCCGACTCGTTGACGGTGATACCGTCAACCTTGAGCTCGGAGATGGTGCAGCCGATCCCGAGGAACTGCTCCTTCCACGGGTAGTGCGCGCGCTTCGCCGGCGTCGGGTTGTAGTAAGTGACCTGATCGTCACCCTCGTAGCCAACGATCGTCCCGCCGCCCTGGCCGGTCTTCACGCCGACGCTGACTTCCTTGCCGCCCGAGAAGCTGCCGGCGGCCGCGTCGAACGCGGCGCTCATCGGCATATCCTGGACGTTCTGGATGCCCAGCTTCCCCTTGTCGATGTAGAAATCGAGTGCGGAGTTCTGGATGTTGGCAAGCTCTGCAGCCGTGTAGGCCATGTCCTTCTAACCCTGGATCAGGCGCGCTGGCCTGCCTGCCGAACAACGTCCAGCAGGCTCTCGGGCTTGGCGCGCGACGGTGTCGCCGTGCCACCACCCACCACGGGTCGGACCTCGCGGAGCGCCGGACGCTGGGAGCGGATGCGCTGGTTCACGGCCTTAAGGGCCGCGTCCAATTCAGCCGTCGCCTCCGCAGGCGTCTTGGGCACTTGCCCCGTCTGACGTCGCTGGAAGAGGATTTCCTTCTGGAGGTCCTCGTCCTTCTTCGCGAAGTCAATGTCCTTGCCTCGCTGCGCCGTTGCCCAGGCTCGCACCGTCGAAACGATGCTCTCCTGCAGATCAGCGGCGGCCTGCGCCGCCGAGTTCTGCTGCAGCCGGGCCGCGCGTGACTGCTCGAAGGTCTGTTTGCCTTGGAGCACGTTCGCCTTGGCCCGCTCCTTCGCCACCATTTTCGCCACGTCGGGCGTCATGGTGCCGGCCGTGACCTGCTGCCGGAGGTCCGCCGGGAGGATTTCGCCGATTTGCAGGAGAAGTTCCTGCACACGCGGCTTCATCTCTGCCCAGGCTGCTTCCGGATCGCGCTTCATCAGCGCGAACAGGTTCAGCGCGGTCGCCGCGTCCTCGCCGGACATCGCATTCTCATCCAGGAACGAGGTGAGTTGCTGATGCCGCTTGGCCGGCTCGCGAAGGGTGTTCCGCTCTCTCACGAGATCCTGGAACCGTGGATGCTTGTGGAAGGGGACGTCCTTGAAGTCCTCGTTGTCCGCTTCCGGGGCAGTCGCCGCCGCGGTCGGGTGATCGCGGTTCGCGTCGGTGGATGGCCCCGACTCCTTCGGCTTCACCGCGTCGCGAACGACGCTGAGAATGCTCTCCGGCTTTGCATCCGTTGCCTGCGCCGCGGGGGACGATGCCGCGCTGTCCTCGTCAGTGACTACGGTCGGTGCCGTAGACTCGACGGTGACGTCGTCCAGGGTCTCGTCGGTGGCTGCGTCGGCCGATGCCGCAGCCTCATTCAAGTCGGCCATTTGACCTCCGAAGATCGAATTGCGGAATTTGTAGCACGGCGTATGTCACTGTCGCAAGCTACATCGCGCCGATGCCATTATTGCTGCCCATCCCGGGCGGACCCCCAACCGGGAGTTCGGTCGGTGCAGGGGCGCCGTTCGCCGCGCCTGCGCCACCCTGCTCACTTGGGGTGTCCCCAGGATCCTCGGCGCCGGGCTGCGACATGCTGTTCATCTGTACGATGCTCGGCAGCCCGTCGGCCAGCGCGTCGGTCAGGTCCAGCTTGTCGTCGAGGCGCTTGAGGCTCTCCCGCGCCAACCACTCCGGCCGGATACCGGGCATCTGGATCAGGAAGGGCAGCATCATCTTCCAGTTGTTGATCTCCTGCGCCGCGTTGGGCTTGCCAGAGGAACCCGCCTCCGTCTCCAGGTAGACCTCGCCGGCCAAGTCCTCGAGCGAGAGCTGCGGCCATACGGCGCCGCGCCCGGCGATCTTCTGCACCGTCTCCTGCGAGAGGTTCGCGAGCATGACCTGCCCCGAGGCCCGGGCGATGACGGTGAGGAAGGCGTCGAGATCGTCGACCTCCGACCCGCCGGAGAGCGCTCTGCTATCCTGCGCAATGGCCTCGCCGGTCGCGGTGTCGCCGTTTGCCTCAGCGCCAACCGAGCTCGCCGTCGCCCCGACCACCAAGTTGATGTCCATCTGGATTTCGTTCGTGTCATAGAGGTTCGGATCGACACCGGGCATCGGGATCGCAGCGACCAGCTTGTCCAGGTCGGCCTCCCCGATGGGGTTGACCTCGGTGACACTGAATGGCTTCGAGTCCTGCAACCGCTCCTTGTCCGCGTCGTCCAGCGCACCCTTACGGGACCAGAAGCGCGGGCGCGCGGCCTGCCTATGCTCCCTCTTCCCTTGCCGGGAGCGGTTGTACTCGGTCTGCATGTCGAGGATCAGGGTGACGTCGGAGTTGGGGAAAACCTGCCCCGGGTCGTCGCACTCGTTGATCGTGAACGCCCAGACCGGCCAGAAATCCTCGACGTAGACTTCCGGCGGCCCCGCGGGGCGCAGCAGCCCCTTGTAGCCGTCGGCGACGTAGTAGACGTTGCCCGCGGCCTTGTCGAAGTGCTTATAAACACAAACCAAATGGTCGGGGGTGTTGCCGTTCTCGTCGACGTCAGGGCTCAGGTCCGGTCCGTCTGACCGAGCGACACCGTCAACCGAATAGGGGGTATAGCCCCGGTCCAGGTCGATCCCGAACGTCCCGAGCACCTCCTGCGGCGTGTAAAGGTACTGGAGGGTCAGCCAGCGCGAGCCGAGGAACCCGGTCAGATTGCGGCATCGCTTGTCGGGGATGACGCGGGTGGACTCGGGAAAGTCGTAGACGATGCCTTCGCGCAGCAAGACGTACTGCTGCTTCATCAGCGCGGCCATTGACACTTCGAGCTCGTAGGCCTTGGCCCGGTCGTCCTCGGTGCCAGTCTCATCCGCAGCCTCGCGCTGCAGCGCCTTGATGTGGTTCAACTGCGCGCGGGCGTCAGCGATCTGGCTGACGATCGCGTCGTCCTGCCCCACCTCGCGCTGGAACGCGATCTCGACGAAGGCGCAGCCCGTGGTCTTCGCGCGCCGCACAAGCTGCTTCATGCCCGTCTTGAAGTCGAGGGGCTTCTGCTCCTTCATGTAGTAGTCAAACAACACTTCCAGTGTTTTACCCAGCTTGTCGACGAGCCCGCGCTCCTGCATGCCGAGCTGAAAGTCCTCGATGAGCGCCTGCGCCTGCTGCACCTCGGGAGGCACCATGACCGGCGGCGCCAGCCCCATCGCCGACGCCTGGGCCATCGGGGCGGCCTGCATCTGGAACTGCTGCGTCAGCTGGATCGCGGCGAGGAGCGTCTGCTCGTTCTCATCCCAGATCTGGAAGTCGAGGCGCGGCCGGCGGCGCGCGACGGCCTTGGGGTTCTTGGCGTAAAGCGCGCTGACCGACTGGCGAATGTGGCGACCGACAAGATTGGCGACGTAGTCTTTCTCGGACCATGCCGGATCGGCGCCGCGGCGAGCGACGATCTGGTCCCGCTTCATCCGCGTGTAGGCAGAGCCGTAGTGTACCCGGTCGGCCTTGATCCGGCCGAGGACTTTCTTGACGAGCTTCTCCTCATCCGGCGTGACGACCGGGTTCCCGACCTTCTCTTCGCCGCTGTCCGGAGCGTTGGCCGAGAGCGTGTCGTAGTCGCCCGCAAAGTCATCCATCTAGAAGCCTCCGTTCCGGCCGGTCTCACGCTGCTCACCGCGGCGCTGCTGCGCACGAAGCCACGCGAACGAACCATACTTCGGTTCTGCCTTCCGTACCACTGGCGCAGAAGCCGAGACCAGCGTCCGCAGTCCGAGGCCCAAGAGCGACATGAAGTCCACGAAATCGTCATGCTGCCCGTTGGGGAAGCCGAGCATCTGGTCGACCGCCTTCATCAGCCAACTGGCGGCCGCGGGGAAGTGGACGTGGCCCATCGCAACCCGGGCGCTTATCGCCTGGGCGCGCTGCTCTTTGTCGCCGATAGGCGTCACCTCGACCATGTTGAAATAGTGACCGGTCTCCGCCATGCGGCGATGCAGGAACGGCCCGATCGACTTCGAAATGTGCCCCTTCTCCGCCCACCAGATCAGGGGCGCCCGAGCGCCTCCGCCCATCGCGAGCATCGCTTCGACGGCCTCCTCAGACCGTGCCTTCTTCCAGAAAATCTCGTCGAGGAGCCAGATGTGCCCGTTCTGGTCGACACCGACCTTGCCCATGCACGTCAGGTCGGCCCGCTGCGCCGTCGAGACCGCATGATCCGAGGCGCAGTAATAGCGAAGCTCGCCCGGGAGCTCGTCAGGCCGGTAGAAGCCGGCCTCGATCGTCTCGCGCCGGAAGAGGATACCGTCTTCGACCGTCGGCCGCTGCTGGTAGAGCGCGTTGAAAGCGACCGGATCAAGCGCCCGCTGCTCCTGCAGGAACGCCTCGTTAAAGGTGTCGGGGCCATCGGGCCAAAGAGCCTCGCCAGGCTCCCGGCCCAGATCGTCGCCCTCTTCGGCGATCGCCGGTAAGGTGATGACCTTGATCTTCTGCGCGATCTCGAGCTTGTAGAACTCATTCTCGGGGTTCGTCAGCCGGCCTATCAAATCGTCCTCGTGCCAGCGCGTGAACATGATGATGACGAGCTTCCGCCCCATGCGGCGCGTCATCGCGACCTTGACGAACCAATCCCATATCTGGTCGCGGATCGCCTTGGACCGGGCCTCCTCGCTGCCCTTGATGAGGTCGTCGAGGATCAGGAGATGCGCGCCCCGGCCGGTCAGCGCGCCGCCGCGGCCCACGAATACAGTGAGGCCCCCTTGAGTCGTCTGCAGGCGATCCTTGGCCGTGCCGCCGCGGATGAGCTGGTGCCCGGGGAAAACAGCCTTGTGCTGGGGACTGTGGATGACCCTGCGCACATCGGCGCCGATGTCGTTGGCGAACTCGTCGTTGTAGGTGCCGACGACGATGTTCTGCCGGGGGAACTTCCCCGCGTACCAGGCCGGGAGGCGCTTGGAGACGATCTCGCTCTTGCCGTGGCGCGGCGGCGCCTCGAGAATCAGGATCGAGTACCCGGGGAAGCCTCCCTCGACGAACTTCTGCACCCCGTCGCAGATGGCCTTGTGCGGGCGGCCGACGACATAGGCGCTCTTCGTGACGTCGTTAATGTCCTCCGGATCGGGCATCGTGAACTGGATATAGTCGAGGAGGTTCTGCGTCGCGGCGTGGGTCTTCTTCTGCCGCAGCAGGTTTTGGACGCCCTTCTCGACGTCAGCGTACTCGGCCGCGGCCTGGCGCGCCGGCTTGGGGAACGGGGGCCGGGCCAAGCTAGTCGTGCTCGCGATCAGGGGTGTCGTCACGCCAGTTGAAGATGTTCGACGGCACCGTGTACGAAAGCGTCACCCCCGGGAGCCACCAGAACACATTCTTGGCCTCGGGCGTGAAATCTACGCGGTAGTCACCGCCGTCCTCGAAGATGCACGGCGGGTTCGGCGGCGAATCCTGAATCTCGGCCAGCGTGACCGACCCCTGGGAGGCGAACGCCTCGCCTTTCGTCTTCGGCCGGAGCGCCCTCACTCGCTCGCAAGCCCGGTAGTCCTCCCCGGCTACGGGGTAGAGCACGCTGCGAATGCGAACGCCGTCTATGTCCCGGGCGATGTTGCGGTCAAAGATCACTAGCGGCGAGCCCCCATTCGTCACGCTGCGGACTTGCGCCGCGCGTAAGTCGTACCACCAGCTGTGCGGGATGAGCCTACTCGCGATTGGGTCCAGGTTCACCGTTATCGTCGACCAAACGACGACCGAAAATATCGCGGCGAACCACGACGCGCGTGTCATTGCCTTAACTCTCCGGCGAACGCCAGCCAGAGAACGCGCACCGCGATCACAAAGCCGAGCGCCCCACCCCCGTATCCAAGCCACAACAGGACGGTCTTCACGTTGGCCCAGAACTCGCGATTCCACCGCCACCGCAATTCTCGGTCCTTGAGCAGACGAAGCATCTCCTCCGCTTGCTCCGGCGTACCAATCAGCCGCAATAGCCGATCGAGCTGCGCAGGGGTAATCCACCTACTCATAACCTCCAGGTAGAACTGAAAATGCCTTTCACTATCCTCTTGCGAGTAACGTCTAAGGTAGCCCGGCGGTTCCTGATCTTTAGGTGGTTCCGGAACGGCCAACTCCACATTCTCTTCTCAAAAATGCAGGACAGTAACTTTGTAGCTTTGCGCCGCGGTCGGCGTTATTCCGCTGCCTGTCGTGTTGTAGGCCCGGATGGAAACAGTGTCGGCCGAGGACACCCACGCCCGGACGCGCAGCCCGTCGTTGAGCCCGGCGGCGGGGTAGCCGACAACAACCTTATCGCCAACCGCGGCGCCGGCGACGTTGACCGACTGCGTCGACGCGGCCAGCGTGCCGATCGTGCCCCAGGTGATCGACTGCGTCGCACTGTAGACCGTGCGCTGCGCAGCGATGGCCTGAAGGACACGCAGTGCCGTCATGACCTTGGTGTTCTCCTCCCCAGCCTCGGCTTCGGCTTTGGAGGCGTAGGCCCGGAGCGTACCAAGCGCCTGCGCCACCGTCGCCGGCGTCATAACGTGCGTGGCCTCTACCCCGGCCTCGGCCTCAGCCTGGGAGGCATATGCGCGCTGGGCGTCGATCGCCTGTTTCGTCCGCAGCGGCGTCATCAGCCGGTCGTTGGCCGCGCCGACCTCGGCCTGCGTCTGCGTCGCGAAGCTGGCTGGGTTGAGATCAGAGACGAGGATACGTGGGTCGCCGCCGACCAACGCCGCGAGCTGCTCGTCGAGCTGATCGAGCCCGACGATACCGTTCATCAGGAACCCGTCCGAGCGCCGAACCTCGTTGAGCGCCGCTACGATCGAGGCGATTGACGTCTCGATATTCTCGAACTCGGTGTCGACCGGCGCCGCCGGCAACGGGTCAGCCGGGTTTGTCGCCTGCCAGCCGGCGAAAGAGTAGCTGACGCTGTAGCCGGTCGGCTCAGCCATCACCCGGCTCCTCCGCGGCGGGCGGCGCGGGCGGCGCGGGCGGCTCCCT